ACACGCCGACCTGAATCGGTCAGCGCTGGTGAGTTGAGAACACGTTCTTTAGTTGACTTACTAAACATGACGCAATGTGCAATGGGGTGATTGATTGAGGTCAGTCATACAAGGGCACCTCCTCCAGCTCGGCGGCGATGGCGAGGAGCTTCAAGCCGTCAGCAAGGCTGTAAAGGTACGATTTCGAGTGGTGGCTGCTCATTTGATCCGCAGCAGCACGCAGGGCGGCAGCGAGCATGGTGCGCTCATTGACGACCCATACGCCTTCTACGTACTCACCATCACTGGCGTCGCCAAAGGCATCCATCACCGATTGCGCGGCTTGGCTTAGTTGGGTGGGGGTGGTCATGGTTGGTTTTAAGGGCCTGCCCATCGTAGCCATCTTTCGAGAAATGTCAAAATGTGCCAGTTAAAAAATTGTCCATTTTTATTTGGTGGGGGTGTCTAGAATCGTCCAGCGCATCATCGCATGCACCACTCCCTCTCAACGAAGTCTCTGACATCTACGCGCCTGGGGACACCAGCCAGTAGATACCCTGCGGCGCTACCAAGGGGATAGGGACAATGGCAAAGGGAATTAGTTGGTTTCCTGATAACTGCCTGTTATTCGGAATCCTGATAAGCTCCCTTCGCTAGAGCGCCATCGAGCAGGAGGCCCCAAGGCCGTCGTTTCCAGGGCGCTCTTTAATTTTCTCTTGCATCCTTCTTGCATCTTCTCTTAAAAAAGACTATTGTGGTAAGGCCGCTCGCGCAGGCGAGCCCCTAGGCGAGCTTTATTCAAGCGGCCTTTTCTTTTCTTTCTTCCATGCCTAAGGCACCTCCCATCCCTTATCGCTTTCCCGATTTGGAACACAATGGAAAAATCATAGAAGCTTACGAGCACTATGGCTTTGCCATTCCTGATCGAGGAGCTAAACCATCAAGCCGCATTTTATATGCTGCTCGTGATGATAATGGCGAACGCCATTGGAGAAATTCTTTATCAGCCATAGAGAGTCTCATTGATGGTGGTTTTATTGTTTCTCAACAACTATGACAATGGACAAAGAAAAGCTAATCATCTTGCTAAAATCTTTAGAAAAGATTAAAGCAGATCAACGATTACTGGCAGAAAAAGAAGAGCAATGCAGGGAAGCAATTTATGCTCTCATGCAAGAGCTTGCTCTTGAAAAAGAAGAAAGTCCTTATGGCACCATTCGTTTGCAGCGTAGAGCACAGAAAGACTATGGAGAAGCCATCAAGATGTTGGAGCGTCAACTCAAGGAAGCTAAAAAGCTAGCTGAAGACATGGGCGACTATGAAATCACTGGCTATAAAGAAAGCCTTGTGTATGTGCCTCCCATTGATCCTTTCTAGCTTCTACCATGCTTACTAGGGAAGAAATTATTGCTCTCATTGATCATAAAATAGTGCAGCATGAAATAAGAGTGGCAATTATTAGTGGCATTGCTGGTATCATTTTTCTTCCTTTTTTCACTTTTATTACTGTTTTCTTTTATTTACGCTGGCTATGAGTGCTCCCTTTGTTCCCTTCCCATTGCTCTCCATTGAAGAATGGAAAGAACTTAATGCATTGCGTTTAGCTATTTCAGAAGCGCCTTCTACAGTGGTGCCAGAAAAGCAGGAACGCTTCACTGCTTTATTTGCCAGAAGCCTTTTAGGCAAAGGTGATGTTCCATTGTATTATTAAAAGCAATCATGCCATTGCCAGAAATTCAATTTAATAATGCAGAAGACCAGTTGAAATATGGCGCAAAAGTGCTAATGGAAGCTGGTTTTTCTCCGCAACAAATTGAACAAATTAGAGAGCGATTGGGCAGTGGTCCTAATAAAATTCCTTATACCAAAGAAAGCACTGGTATGAGGCGATATATGGTGCAAGAGCTTTTAGCAGCTAATTTAAGCAATAGACAAATTGCTGAAGTGTTGCAATTAAGCAAAGAAACAGTTAGTGCTGATCGTCATCATAATCGTAATTTATGGACTGCTCAAATTCTGCAAAGTCAAGATGCCTGGCGGGCTAGATTGATTAAAGAGCAGCAGGAACTGAAAGAAGTGGCCCTTGAAAGCTTTTTAAGCAGCAAACGAAAGGTGGTAACCACTACTAGAGACAATGGTGATGAAATTGTACGAGTGGAGGAAAGTGCTGGGGAAAGTGGCTTCTTGGGAGTGGCACGTAGCTGCTTGGAGCAGCAAGCTAAGCTCATTGGCCTTTTTGATGTGAAGCCACAAACAGAAGAAAAAAGTGGTTACAAGGCTTTCCTGGACAACCTTAGTGCTGAAGTGAAGAAGATTAAAGAAGCAGAAAAGAATAGTGAAGATAGGGCTTCAGCCATTGAAACCAAAGCAGAATTTGATGACAATGGAGAGCCCACGGGCAGTAGTAAACCAATGTTGCCAATAGAAGCTCTTGACAATGCCGCTAATGAGCCGGCAGAATGCCCCTGAGCCTTTCTTTTCCCATGGACTTTTCTTCTGTTGATGATTTTCTACAACGTGCTGCAGCAGCTAAACAAGGGGAGCGTCGCACCATTGCAGATAATTTAGAGCCATGGCTGGAAGATGATTCTGTTTATGCATTGCCGCCACAAAGCGCTGCTTTGCTAGAAGAAGCCATCACGGAATATGGTGATGAAGCATTAAAGCAGTTTGTTATTGTTTGCCTTGGTAAGTGGTGCCAAATTCATGAAGGCTTCTTGAAAGAACATGCAAGCATGAATAAAATAGACCAAGCATTATTAACTTGTGCTGATCTTACAAAAATAGCTTATGCCTTGCAGATGGTTTCTTCCATTGGTAGCTTTAGTGGAGATGAACACTATCGCAAGGCAATGAAGCAGCAAATTGGTCAAGCAGTGCTAGAGCAAATAGAAGAAACAGGCATGTCAGTAGGGGATATATTTCATGACGATGGAAATGATAAATTTAGCGATCCGCTGCTTTGATATGGCTGCCCCTGCTGCTTTTCCCATTGTTCTCTGCATTCCCCCTGCATTGCGGGAAGAAGCAGAACGTTTAGTTTCTGAACAGCCACCAGTACATCCCGCATGGTCTAAAGTGCAACAACGAGGAAAGCATTATTCCCTGCGCACTTCTTCCATTGAAGATTTAGAAGAACTAGCAGATTGGGCTTATAGTTGGCTTACGGAACCGTCTAAACCATTAAATAAGCCACAACGTCAAGCTTTTCAAACTGTTATTTCTAGGGCATGTAAGCATGTGCATTTAAGAAAACTAGGAGGCAGTCACTACCAGGCAATTGCATGGAAGGCTTCAGCATCATGCTGATAAGCAACGCTGATGGCTTTTTCCATTGACCTCTGCTGACCATGGGCTTACCATTAGTGAGTTCTTTCCTTCACAGAACCTTGACTGCCATCATCAACCACGACCACTACGGCCCTTCAGCTTTCATTCGTTCCGACTACGGCACGCAAGTGATCATGAACGGCTCCGTCCCAACCGTGGAGTGGAGTTTTCGCATTAAAGAGCTGGAGAACTGGCTCACCACCTTGGAAGAGGCCATGAAAGAAGCCATGGCTGGCGATAGTTATGGTCAACTGCGCGGCCTGGAGGGCATTTATTTCAGCCTCAAGGCAGCTTATAAGAAGCATCAAAAGCAGCATCAAGAAGTGGTGAGCGAAGCTCCCACTGCAGACGACCTCATGGCCTACTTGGCTGCCTACACCGAGGCAATGAGCAAATGACTCTTTTCGTTGTTTGGGCAGTGCTTGCGAGCACTGCTCTTTTTTTGAATTACGCCATTCACTATGGTGACAATGATGACTAGCTTTTCTCCAGCCACATTAGCTATTTTGCAAGCTTTTGATGATAAGTATGAAGCTAATTTTCATACTATATATTGGCAGGCATCATGCTTGTCTGCTGTATTAAAAGCCTTAGCAGCAAGAATAAAGGGCAGCAATGACATTCGCCAAGATATTCTTGATATTGCAGAAGAGCTACAAGCTTTCCCTGATCCGCGTAATGTAAAAACTTATGATACGTTTGAATATGGCACTGAGCCATTGCCAAATGATAAGCTTTGGGCTAACCATCACAAAGGCATATAAAGCACTATAAAAGCTAAAAGAAAAGGGGCCTTGCGGCCCCTTTCTTGCTTTGAGGTTCCGATTGGAAGGCTCCTGCGTATCACGATGCAGGGATCAGTCTCCTCACCCATCCATGTATGGTGGCAAGCCTCGCAGCATTGCCAGACTGATCATCCCATGTCCACCCTCACGGCTTCAACGAAGGGGCTTACGCCCAGGACCACCTCAAAGCTCATAAAGCATAACATACGAAACCATGCAAGGCAAAGAGCTTTTGTGGTAGGGTTGACCCTGCTAGGAGACTGGCAGGCCTCACTACTTATTTTTCTTAAAACAATGCTTAAACTCTCTATCCTCGCTTCCATTGCCATTGGTGCCTGTGCGCCTGCTGCAGTGGAGGCCGCTTCAGCGTGCGGAATTGGCTCCTACTATGGTCCAGGCTTTCATGGTCGCTCTACGGCTAGTGGCGAACGCTTCAACTCTCAAGGTCTCACTGCCGCCCATCGCTCCCTGCCGCTTGGAAGCCGCGTAAAAGTGACCAATCAGGCCAATGGCCGCTCTGTGCTGCTTAGGATCAATGATCGCGGACCGACGTATGGCAGTCGCATCATTGACTTGTCAGAAAGTGCATTTGCTCGAATTGCTAGCTTAAATCAGGGACTGGCAAGAGTCTGCTACAACATTGCCTAGTTTGTTGGAGGTGATAAACGGGCGGGTATGCACCCGCCTTTTTTATGCGCTATTATCTAGAAGTCATCCGACTGGATGGCCTTTCAAGTTCGCTAATGTGAGCTGTGCGGTTACTAAGGAGCAAAAAACAGCGTTATTGGATTTGGTCGTCGCAAAATGGACATTGCGCTCATTGTGGCACGTTCATTGATTGTGACGAGACTTATCACATTGACCACATTCAGCCTTTTTCTAAAGGCGGTGTAACTAAGCTTTTTAATCTCCAGCTTCTTTGCCCTTCTTGTAATCTCAAGAAAGGCGTTAGCGAATTTGAAGGACCTTGCAGCAGTGGCTGCACCTTTAACTTTGCTACTTAATCATGAAGCTTGATTCTTTAATTTATGACTACGAGGATGCTGGTCGTCCTGAAATCCTTGAAGCCGTTAGCGCCGCAATGAGGCGTTATCTCAAGGGCGAAAAATGCACTGGTTTGCAGCTTGCTCCGCGAGTGGGAAAACAGTCAATTGCTGTTTTGATTGCAAATGAAGCAAGGGCTCGAAATGTTCCTTTTGTTCACATAATTGTACCTTGGACCAATTTGAGTCATCAAATTGTTGACGTAAAAAAAAACAAGCGCACGTTTGATTTTTACAAGGCTTATGGCACCACTGAACCTTTCCGCGCTGACATCGTAGAAACCGTCCCTCACCATAAGTATTACACTAGCTACACAAATCGTCCGACTTTGTTTGTGTCAACAGTTCAATTGCTACTGCATAATATTAATGTAATAGTTAAAGCCGTTGAATACGCCATTCAAACCACGAGAATGCGCCCAGTGTTCATCATTGACGAAGTCCAGTTGATGGGGGCGGGAATGCCTTGGTACGAAATGATTGAGAAGCTTATTGGAGCGGGAGCATATATCATCTCAATGACAGGCACCGAGCGCCGTTTAGATAAGAAAAATATTATTGGTTTTGAATTTCGAGAAGTTGAAGGATCTAAAAAAGATCCTTCGGCGCATAAAATCCTCAAGGGGGTCAAAACAGATGACAATGGCGACAAAATTGCTTCCATAGCAGTGGGCACTCTTAGCTCTGTTGAGTATGAAATTATTCCCACTGGATCCACTCCTGTGCCAATTTCAATGGCTTTTGATCGGGGATGGTGCGTGGGAATGGATGTAAAAACTTTTGATTTTAAATTTGTTGATTTAGCCACCGGCAAGCAATCTTCGGTCACTCAGGCATCACTGGAAAAAACTCGGTCTCATCTTAGCGATTGGCTGCAAAGTGACGAATGTATTTTCATGGCTGTTCAACACGTTCTCAGCGATTTAATTCGACGACGAATTGGTTTAAATCTTAAAGATGCAAAAGCCATGTTCATTACATTGTCAGACACAGATTCAGTTAAAAGAAGCAAAAATAAACACATTGACGAAGGAGCAAATTATCATGCCCGTAAAATTAGGAATGAATTTAATAAGCAACTTTCCTTGTTGCCTCAATTAATTCGTTCCAGGCTTGGACGTGTAAATGCAGAAATTTGTACTTCCATGCTTTCAAGCGGAGAGCCTGATAAAGCAGCCATGGAAAAGTTGAAACGATTTGCACTTATTGAAATGGATGTCAATGGCAATGAACCAATTGACGTATTGTTTGTTAAAAATATGGGAGTAGTAGGGCTTGATGTGCCAGAATTAAAAACCATGGCTAATTTGTGTAGCAATTCTGCAGATGCGCCTACCACTATTCAAACTAATCTGCGAATTGTCACAAAATGGGAGAAGAGTGATGTAAATGCTCTGCTTATACTTCCTGCTCATTATCATTCGCTTCAATTTCGCGACATGTGCGGAAAGTGGAGTAATAAAATTCGAGTGAGCACTTTTGAAGAAGATAGTGATTATGAAAAGATAATTAAAGAAAAGGAAATTGAAGACTGTCCGGTGGTGGACGGGTCTGGCAAGGTCCACTCGTATAGTACTCATAATGGTAATATTATTGAAACCGATCTAGAAGCTACGTTGGCTGCGGCTCGCCGTAAATATAAAATTGCAAACACTTTAAGTAATTATCAGCTCATTGAAAGCATAAAAGAAGGGGCGTTTCCTTTAGCTGATGAAGATTTTGATGAGGCTTTGAATGATAAGCGTGACAACGTTTCATCTTCAGGGGTAGAAGTAATTGATGTAAGTGACGAAAGAAATAAGATTGAAAAAGACAGCGAATCGTTTGGGTCAAAAGCAAATAGGCTTGCTAGTCAAATCGTAAAATACAATGACGACCCCAAGGAATGGCTGAGGATTAACAAGCAATTGATTGCAAAGGCTAAATTTAAGTGTAATATTAGCCAATATCAAAGCAAGCAAGAAATTGTAGACCCAGAGGTGCTTTTTCAATTGGTAAATGCTTTGGATGAGGCATATATTGACATTAAGGCGGAGCAGGATCGCCGGCAAGGTCAAGGGCGTTTTGTTGCTGAATATTATGCGGAGGTTGAATGACGATTGAGCTTAATGATGAAGGGCGTATTGTTTTCAGTCCATTCTTGAAGCCTTACACGTCTTATCCCTTTAATACGGCAGAGGCGCAAGAGGCTTTCTGTCGAAGTGTTCAATCTGAATTTGACAGGATGCAATTTTCTCACCCTAGGCATTTTGCCAGTCTTTTGGTGAAGGCTGTCAATACCAGTTGTAAGCCTTGGGAAATTTGGCCAACAGAAGCCAAGAAAAATCCCGATCAATGGTTCAAGCTTGTCATTGGCTGCTCTTGGGCCAGTGCCAGACAAACCGTTATTGGACAGGCGGGCGAAGAAGGGCGAAAATGGTGCGCTGTGATTGATGGGGCGTTACAGGAATGGGAGGCTGAGCGTCGGACTGACGGGAACCCCACTGGTAACAACCAGTACAAGCGAGTTGGTGGAACCGGGGGTGACACCCCCAGATCCTCTGAGCCCCGCGATCACAAGTCCGCCCGAGGCATCCGCCGCCGCCTTCAAAAGCGAGCAATCGCTGGAGACGACCAGGCCCAAAAGATTGTCGCCAAGCTTGCTACTGGTGAACTTACTCCTAATGCAGCAGCAGTTGCAGCAGGGATGAGGGAGAAATATATACGCATTTCCCCATCGCCCCCCAAGGCCGCCAAGGGGCTTATTACTAGACAAGGAAAAGAATGGTGCCTGGCCTTGCTGGAGGAGCTTTCAGAGCTTGTGCTTGCTTCGTAGGCATTTACTCACAGAAGCTTGCAAGGGCTTTAATAGAGAGGCAAAATGAGGGAGAGAACGATACCGAGGCGCTCGCAAGGGCGCCTTTTTCTTTGCCCCGGCTAGCACTGTAATACATTGACGGGCACGGCTGGTGCGGTATTATGCCTCTAAACCCCTCCCCCTCATGCGCCCTTTTTCTTCTCCCATCGCTTTTTTCTCAATCAGCATCGGCATTTTCACGCTCGTTGGTGCCAGCATAATTCCATTTCCAGAACCTGCAAAGGACGCATTGGCTTATGGAAAGTGCATCAAGCTCCATCCACAAAGATATTGCGCCATCACATATATGGGCGCTAAGTGAATCTTCCCCCTGGCACAATTGTTGATCTTAATGATCGGCTATTTGGCTGGAGAGGAAAGTATAAAATAATGGAGCAAAAGGCTAATTTTGATTTAGTGCGCATTCAGAACTTACAAACCAACTCTATACAATTTGTCAGTCCTGACAGACTGCGCCCCAGCATCCTGCCGCAGTTCCGCCTGAAAAGCTTGCTGCCAGACCATAAGAAAGACTAATGGCCCAAAGCCTTTACAAGGGCCATGGAAAAGGCAACAATGGGAAGCAACGAGGCGAGAGCCTCTCAACCACCATTCCCATGGCAAAAGTTCTCAAGCCCCAAACCAAAACTGAACTAATCAAAAGCTTCATTTTTGATGCTGGCAGCAGCATCGTCAGCGTAGAGTTCATCAAAGTTGATGGCTCCCTGCGCAAACTGCAGTTCAACCCCCGCGACACGCAGGAGATTAAGGGCACGGGCCATGCCCTAAAGAATCCTTCTATCGTTAGGTGCAGGGACTTCTCCATTGCCCGCAAGGAAGGCCAAGGTGCCTGGCGTTCGTTTGATTGCGAACGCGTGGTAAGCATCAAAGCCAATGGCATTGCTCTCTACGTTTAATTAAACTATGGGGCAGAGAGGAAGAAACGCCTTCCTAAATGTGCGCTCCCTGAACATGCTGGCCACTATTCGGGCCATACGGTGGATGAAAGAACAATTGTTTCAGCAGTTGTTAATCTAGCCTCTGTTCTGTAAAGGGTCTCGTCGAAGACTGTAGGTGGTGCCAATGTAAGTATGTGCATGTGACGGCCTGCAGTAAGCGCATTCTCGTAAGTCCCCAACCACAAACCCTCAACCATTTCTACCATGCCAGCAACACTTACTAGAGACGACGTATATAGCCTGTGGAGCAGAGGCGAAGGCCAGTGGCATCACATGGCTACTAGCAGCGATGAAGCTGAACTGCAGCTAAAGGCACAAAGCCTACGAAGGCTTTTCACCAATAGGCGTTTTGTCGTGATACCAGGTGCTTCGGCCCCAAGGCCATAAGCAAAGATGATGCTTCAAGGGGCTGGCAACAGCCCCTTTTGGCTGTATTGTAAGGAAGTTCAGGCGAGAGCCTCTTTCTTCAAAACCATGACCCGCACCATCGACACCACGAACTGCCCTGGCTGGGGCGATCTCACTAAGCTCTCGGACCGAGCAGTGGAAAACGCCCTCAACATTGCTTGGAGCCGTAAAAAATACGATGCCACTTGCAGGGCCGCCCTTTCATTCCTGCAGGCAGAAGATCTGCGGCGCTGGGACAATGGAGGCAAGGCAGAATTTCAGGCCATGATTGAGCGACAGTTCGGTCGTCCTTCTGTTGTGTGAAGCTTTGTTGCGGAGGAGGCTTCGGCCTCCTCCTTGGATTTATTGTTCTTTTGTTCGGAGGCGAGAGCTTCCACTCTTTCTTCAAAGCCATGACTGTCTTTCCCCTCACTCTTCGCACCTATACCGTTCACTTCTCCTACCGCTACGGAGTGGACAAGCAATATATCAGCTACAACTCCAGCGTGGTTGATGCTGTTGATGAAGCCGCTGCGGCCTACATTATTCGCGACCGCAATTGGATGCGCGATGTAGAAGTAAGTTTGGTGAAACGTCACGAATACGCTGCTTGGTAATTTTTCCTTTCGTTCCTTTCTTCCCCATTGATTTCCTCCCATGACTTCTTCTCTTTTTGGCATGATCACCATCCCCACCATTCATCTCAACGGAGACTCTGCTGAAACGTTAATGCGTGAATATCGCGCAGCGTATGAAGCCATTGATAAAGCTATTGATGCTTTAGCTGCTACCACTTGCAACGGCAGGAATTATTACACTCAAGGCGGCAGTGCGTTCTACCGCGCTCGTGATGAACGCCAGGCAGCTCTTGATAAACTGCGTGATGCGCAAGCCTATTGCGGAGAAATCTGCATGGGCATCGAGGAGCAGCAGGCCCGCCGCCGCTGATTGTTGCGAATTCTGACAAGGGCGCTTTTGCGCCCTGCTCCATTTGACTTTTCAGCTTTCTTCCGCTAACTTTCTTTCTGTACCGGGGCACTGCCCCTCCTCTTCAAAAACCATGGCCCACCAATTTTCTTCCGGCGCTTTTTTCAACGGCCAAGCCGCCTGGCATGGCCTCGGCACTGTGCTTGACGGCACGTTGCCTGCTCGCGAGGCTTTCGCTCTGGCTGATGCTGATTGGAGCGTGCTCAGCACGCCCATCTTTGACCCTGCAGGCCTGCCCATTGATGGCTATCAAGCCATCACCAGAGCAGACAATGGAGAAGTGCTAAGCGTTCAATCGGCTTCGTATGCCATTGTGCAAAACGAGCAGCTCATCCGCCTGGCAGAAGCACTTCATGAAGATGCTTCCATGGATGCAGTGGTGGTGCTGCAGGAAGGTCGGAAAGTTGCTTTCACTGCTCGCATTAAAGGAGCAGAAGGCGATGTGGTGAAGAACGATGCCATCAATCAATATTTTGTTGGCACCACTTCTCATGATGGCTCTATTGCCTTCCAAGCCATCTTCTCGCCTATTCGCGTGGTGTGCATGAACACTCTTTCTGCCACTCTTCGCCATGCTGATAGAGCTGCTAGCAACAAGCGCATGAGCATTCGCCATACCACCAATGCCAATGCTTTGATTGATCGTTTGCCTGAAATCATTAGTTTCAAGCGGCAACAATTTACTGCCACTATTGAAGAACTGAAGATCATGGCTGCCAAGCCTTGCACTTCTGCTCAATTCAAGGCATATATCCAAGGCGTGTTCAGTGATCAACTGGCAGGCATGGTCAATGACAAGCGAGGCGATGCTTCTACTGCTCGCCAGAAGGTGGTGCAGGATCTTCCTCAATGGGACACCCTCTGCAACAAATTCGCTGGCGATGCCATTGGCTCTGACATTAAAGGCGTGAAGGGCACCTACTGGGGCGCCTACAACACCGTCACTGAGTTCCTCACGCACGAAGCTGGCCGTGATGGCACAGACGCTGCTCGCAGGCGCCTGGAAAGCCTTTACTGGGGCAATGCTGCTGCCACGCTCAACAAAGCTCATGCTCTGGCCCTTGCCTGAACCATAAGCAAAGATCATACAAGCAGGGGCTGGCAGCAGCCCCTTTTTAGACTATTGTTGTTTCAACGGGCCGAGAGGTCCACCATTCCTTGAGTATCATGATCACCATTTCATCCCCCCGCGTTTTCCAGGTGGCAGGAGTGCCTGCCATTCAAATTCCGGCTGGCGCCAAGGAAGTCCGCATAGCGGGCGAAATTTCTTATGTCGTGGGAAACAAAGTCGTTTTCCAAGTGGGAAGCGCCATAGGAAAGTGCGGCAATGGACAGCCTCACAAGACGCATTACAGGCGCGTCGCAGGCGAGCCTATTCAAGAAAACATAACTGTAAACCGCCGAGGCAGCGCGGCCTCCATTTCTATCGTAATGCCGGAAGGTTTCGAGTTTGAGGCGCGGGGCTACTCGCGCAACGCCGAATGGCAGCGCTTTCGATTTAATGGTGAAATTGTGGCGAGAGTGTAGAGGCATGAACGTTCCTAACCATCAGCACAATAGTGGCAAGCCTCCCAAGCGGAGGCTTAAGCCTCAAGCCTTAAGGGCCGCCAAGGCCCGCCGCAATGCTCTCCTCCATCGTCTCCTCTCTCATGGAAACCATCAACCTTCTGGCCATCAGCAACAAAGGCCGTAGCCGCATTGGCACCACTATCACTACTGCCATTGTTGAGCAGGACCACCATGACAAAATGTTTGAAGATTAATTATTTCCTTTCCCATTGATTCTTTATTCTCACAGTTACCATGATTACCATTCGCACTTATTCTGATAATGGGCCGTATTGGCCCTCTACAGTGATGAAATATCAAGCTGCTTGCTTAAAGGACGTAATCTTTCACACTCGTCTTGCAATGGAAGAAAATGAGCAATATATCGGCGCCTTCAACGAGGATGGCACCTGCTACGGCTTGTGGGAAGAAGATGGTGAGCCTGAGCCTGATGGTGAAGGCGGTTGGTGGAAACCTCGCCATTACACCTTCAGACGGCCTGGAGGGCGCTCTGCGAAGGCCTTCGTAATGATGGCGGAGAAAATGAAATGACCGTTTTAGAACTCCTGCATTGGCGCATTGATCCCGACCATTTCACTGGCACTGTGCAAGCCCTTGTCGAAGAAGATGATGATCCTTTCTTTGCCAAAGCTTCCTTTGCTTTAGCAGAGCTTGAAGGCTGGCCAGATAATGACAAAGAACGGCTTGCTTTTATTGAAGCGCTAAAGCTTGATTGGACTTTCGTAAACGATTCCTTTTAATTACCATGACTATCATTGCCTGCCTTCCTCCATCGCTCTTTTGAAATGAACTTCTATCTTCATGCTCTTGCCTGCTCTCATTGCGGCCATGCAGAAGAGCCCTTACACCTAGGAAAGAGTTCTGCAGGATGGTGCTTCAGTCTTCACATATATCCTGAAAAGCTTCTCTCTGACTGGCAAGACATTTGGAGCCACATTGATGCCTTAGTTGAAGAAGGCAATCATGAAATTAGGAATGAATATGGCGATCTAATAGAGTCTGGCGGTTTCTTTGCTGTTGTTTGGGACAGAAGCAGAAAAAAGCCTCATAGTTTACAGTGGCTAAAAAACAACCATGCTATTCCAGGCCCTTACGGGCTTGCCAGGCACATTGTTGATGGCAACCATTGCATAGGCAACGCAGGGCTAAATGTTCCTATTGATTATTTTGTTGGAGACTTTTCATGACTATCATTGCCTGCCTTCCTCCATCGCTCCTTTGGGCTGCTTCACTAGCAGCCAGCACTGATCCCGGCAAAGGCCCCATCTGCGCCATTGAGGCCCGCCAGAGCGGCTCTAAGCTGCGTATTGCTGCAGTGGACGGCCATCGTGCCTTCCGCTGCCTCCTGCCGCCTATAGAGGGCTTCTTCCTGCCTGAGGAGCCCATCAGGCTTCTTCCTAAGGCTTTCAGCAAGGCACCATCACGCAAGACTGTCAAAGCAGAATTGGATGATGGAGGAATAGTAACCTTCAAAGATAGAAATGGGCTAGTAGTTAGTTCCTGCGTGTGGACTGCTGATCCTTGGGCATTGTCTGAACAAGCCTTTCCTAATCTTGATCAACTATGGCCTACGGAACTATCTTGCAAGCCTGGCACCTTCGTAGCGTTCAATGCTACTTATCTTGCTGATTTTATGAAAGTGGCAGATAGGCTCGCAAGCAATAGCGTGGTGCGCATGTATTCTCAAGACAGTCCCATTGCTCCTATTGTCTGGCAAGCAATGTTTGATAAAAGCTGGTTGGGTGATGGAGAAGAAATTGAAGATGATATTGTGCTTGACTATCTCATCAGTCCTGTGCAAGTGAGGGGGCAATAAGTGTTTAATGCTGATTTCTTTCCCACTCCAGCAGAAGTGGCGGCAGATATGCTCGATTGCTTAGACTTGCGCGGCAAAATAGTGTTGGAACCTAGTGCAGGTTCTGGCAATCTCATACAAGCCTGTCTAGAACGTGGTGCTCAAGAAATACTATGGTGCGAGCAAGAACCCAAGCTTCAAAATATTCTGAAGCCGATGGGCACCAAGCTAAAAGATGACTTCTTGCAAGTAGAAGCTGCTGACATATCACACATTGATCTAATCGTAATGAATCCTCCATTTAGCGCTGATGAAAAGCACATTCTCCATGCTTTTTCCATTGCCCCTCCTGGTTGTCAAATAGTAAGTCTTTGCAATTGGCATACTATTGATGGTCGTCACTGGGGGCGTCAGTTAGAACTGGCTAAAGTCATTGAAGCCTATGGAAGTAGTGAAAATCTTGGTGAATGTTTCACTGATGCAGAACGATCTACACGCATAGAAATAGGCTTGGTGCGCCTTACGAAACTAAACACCAATAAAGAAGAGCAGTGGGAAGGCTTTTTCATGGGCAATGATGACATTGAAGCGCAGGGGCAGGGCATTATTCCTTACAGGCGCTCTAGGGATATTGTCAATCGTTACGTGGAAGCCTGCAAGCTATTTGACAAACAACTTCTTGTTGGACAGCAAATGCACAATGTTCTTGATGGTTTTTTTGGTAAAGATTTGGGTTTACAAGTGACAGTTGAAGGAGCACCAGTTAGTCGCAATCGCTTTAGAAAAGACCTACAAAAGGCAGCGTGGAAGCATGTGTTTGATGAATTCTTGCCTGCCCAAATGGCTACTAGCCAGTTACGTTCAGACATCAACGTATTTGTAGAAAAACAAAGTTGCATACCATTCACCGAACGTAATTTATTTCGTATGTTGCAAATTGTGGCAGGCACACAAGAACAACGTATTGACAAGGCAATAGAACAAGCCGTTGATGCACTTACAAAACACACAAAAGAAAATCGCTTTGGACTAGAAGGCTGGGTGACAAATAATGGCTATATGCTCAGCCAAAAGTTCATCAAGCCGTATATGGCAGAATTGTCATGGAGTGGCAATGGCATAAGGTTGCATAATTATGGCAGTGCTTTTGATGAAATTCAAGACCTAATCAAAGCACTATGCTATATTACTGGCAAAAATTATGTTTTTATGGGGCAGCCATCAAGAACTGCTGATGGCACGTTCTGGCCTGGGGAATGGTATGATTGGGGCTTCTTCACCTTCAAGGTCTTCAAAAAGGGCACTGTTCATTTCAAATTCAAGAACAAAGACGATTGGGCCATGCTTAATCAACGTTATGCAAAAATTAAAGGGCAAACACTGCCGGAGGTTTTATGATTCTCATTGACTATTTCACTGATGCTTGCTGCAAAGGCACAGAGCTTATTGAGGGCTGGTATTGATGCTGATTTCTTGCCTGAGACTACGGCCAACTAATGACCATGCTAAGCGCCTAGGCTTGCCAGTGATCTAAGCTCGCAAGCCCGACAGGTTGCGCATTACCTTTCCCCCGCCTAATTAGGTGGGGTTTTTTTGTTGGTTGAGTTGGGGAAAATTCGCCCAAGCTTCCCCCCGTATCCATAAAAAAAACCTTCCTATAAAAAAAGAGCCCCTAATTAGGGGCCCTTTTACTGTACTTTCTAGAGTTTGTATAGTTTCTCCAGCTTGTTTCGCTGGTTATCTATAGTCTCCAGGGACTCTAGCTTGTTTGTCAGTTCCCGGATCTTGTCTAATCTTGACTGTATTCTTTTATTGTTAATTTCATCCAATTTCCTTAAATTATTGATCGCATCTTCAAAGAGGTTAGCTACGTTTTCCATGGGAGCGTAAAGTATAGAGAATTGGCGGAATCGTTTCCGCTTTCCTATTGTTGCAAAAACTCCCGCCAGGATCGGCGAACTTTAGAAAAACTTTACAATTCATTGATTAGTATTTCTTATGGGGAGCAGTAGTACGGGCGTACTAGCGCGGCGGCGGGGGCTCACCCCCTCCCAAGCGGAACACTATTTTCAAACGACTTTTTTGCCCCTAAGTATAAACAATTCCGCCTCTTTTTTCGCTCATTATAAAGAGCGCTTCGCGCTCTGTCAGAACATCTTCAATGTTCCTCTTTATAGCCCAAAAGCCAGTAGATACTGCCCGAACGGTTATTCTTCAATGGACGGGAGTGAGGGCATTAGATTGTTCGCGCTGAGGAAAGTGCCACGAGCGAGCGAGCCCTCAAGGCGAGCTTTATTCAAGCACTTTCCTTTCCATAGTTTTTTTGTTTTTTTGCAGTAGTTCTGTTATGAAAGGAATTATGGCTGTTTTTTCATGCTCCCCCTGGCTGCGCACACTATCAGCGGCTAGTGACTATTTACTAGCTTGTAAGCCAAGAAAAGAAAGTAGTTTAGAAGATGGTTGTTAGGAAGAGGCCCTAGGAACGAACGCCTTGGGGGCTATTGCGCGTACGGGCCTCTGAGCGAAGGGAGCTTAAGAAAAGCTTTTTGAAAGGGGCCAGAGGAAGGCCGCAGGAATGACGCTCTTGGGGAGCTACCTTCGCGAAGCGGCCTTCCGCACAATGGCTAACAACCATCGTTCCTGCTGGAAATGGCAGGTACGACTTTCAGCCGAGGCTGCGCCATGAGCCTATCGTATATCAGCCTGTGAGTCAGAGTATGCTACTATTTAAGAGTGTTTACGAAAAAAAGGACCATGATTCAGAATTGTCTGCTGGTGTTGGCATGGGCTAATGCTCCAAACAAGGTGCGGCTTATTCCTTGTCAAAATGAGCAAGAAGCCGTTAGTGAAATTGCAAGCATGGTGCTATGCAGCTCTGAAGATTTGCAAGTGACAGCTTTTGGCTTTATTGATGATGCTCATCGTTTTAGAAGCCAATGGTCTTCTATTGCCAAGGAAGAATGGTTTGATTTTTCTCCTGCAATGAAGGCGCTGCTCCTGGACACCCTGGATAATCGGCGTAAAGTTCTTAAAGCTGTTATTCCCTCTTCCATTGACAATTATTTGCGATGGCCCGAATGGAACATTTCCCATGCTGAACGTCGTCGTCTTAACATTGAGGCAGGGCGCCTGCCAAGCTTTGTACAAGATGCCACTGATTATGTGCTATGGGCCGTTGCCGCTGTTAATGCTCAACGCAACTATTGCTGCTCTCGTGATATTGTTCGCCATCCTGCAAATGATGGACTTTACAATTCAAGTACCATCTACAATGTCCTTGCTGAAAGCAAGAAAAAAGGCCTCATCAAAGAAGATATTATCGCCACTTCTAAAGTATTTTCGCTCACCAATGCAGGCACAAAGTTTTTGAAAGAAACAGAAGAAGTTTCAAAAACGCCTCGTCTACGCAAAAGCGCTAAAAGCCTTTACGGAGGAATTGTTTCATGAGCTATAATCTCCCCTATGAAGGCTTTGCAGAAATAAAGGCTATATGGCGCATTCACACGCCTAGTAAACGCTATAAAAATAAAATATTGGCTATTTTTGAAAAGCTTATGCAGCCTGCTAAAACCAGCTTTTATAAAATTAGTTTTCCAAAATATGATGGCTATCAATTTGATTTGATGAGCTTGACCATCGAGCATGAAGACGCTACGATGCCATCGACCATGCCTTCCTACCCCGATTGGTGACCACCATGTTATCTTCTTTCAACGAATGGAGCCGTCTCGTCACAAAGCACGTTCTGGACGACCCTGCAGGCTTCAGCGAGCTTGTAAACCGCTTGGAAGTGTGTGAGCACGCTGGCAGCAAATCTGCCGCAGCAGCCATGGGCTTTCTTCTAGGAAAAGCAGGAAGCATCCCTGAAAAAGAAGAGCCTTCTGTTTACGATGATGTGGTGGATGTTCTTGACCAAATGGGAGGGAGAAGCGATGGCAAGGGCCTAGAAGCCTGCGAAGCTGCAGATAAAATCTTTGGCATTATTTACCAATGGATTGATAAGACGCTGGAAGAAGATGGCTATCCCGAAGCAGAAGAAATGACGGAGGCCGAATGGAACACAAGGAAAGTGATCATGGAAGCATTTGCCAATAAAATGCCGCCTCTGTAACATTCCTTACTTATTTCCCCTCCATTGTTCTCCTTCTTGCCCTAGTCTTGCTAAAAGGCTGGGGCTTAATTGTGTTTGACGATCTTCCCGCTCCGTTTAATGTGGGGGCCATTAAGATTTGGCCCGTCCATAGTCGCCCTGGCTTTGCTCATTTCATTGCTTTTGAAGGCAAGCCTTTTTACTTTCGTTCTCGTGCTGAAGCCATGCTTTTTGCCAGGGACAAGCAATCTGCGCACGATCCTGAAAACATTTGCGACTAGCGGAAGGGAAGGGCTTGGTTTGCGCTAGCCTGCTTTGGTTGGTCGCGCTCCGCTTGGCGGGGCTTTTGTTTTCATGACGTTTAAGGAACAAGCAAAGGCTGAAAAAAGTGATAGGATTCCCTGTATCTCGTCACGGAGCTTGCCCCACCATGTCGCCTCCAGCCCATTTGCCACTCGACATCGAAAGGATGGCGAGTAAGTTACTTGTTGATCCATCCAGTCCAACAGGCTTAAGGTGGAAAATAGACCACTGGAAAATGAGGGCCGGCGACATTGCTGGCACCATTAAAGACACTGGTCACTGCATCGTCAATTTTTACGGCAAGCGATTTCACACCCATCGCATTGTTTGGGCTCTGCATAATCAACAAGATCCTGGTCCCTATACTGTTGATCACATTGATCGCAATCCCGCAAACAATGATCCCGCGAATTTAAGGCTGGCTACTTACGAAGGTCAGATGCGCAACACGCGCCCCAAAAAATCTAAATATGGCAGGGGTGTGAAAAAAATTGACAACAGGTACTACGCCCGAATTATTGTCAATAATAAAGACATTAGCCTAGGCGGATTCGCCACAGCCGAAGAAGCCCGGCAGCGGGCAGCGCAAGCTCGCGAAGTCTATGCACAGCAAAATCATTCGTCCCTTTATCCGACTCTTGAATCATGAATCTCAAAGAAAAAGCTCGTTGCACTCCCATTGCCCGCACTGGGCGCGTACAGGATTGGATGGACAATCCCGAAAATCGTCACGCTGTTAGCTGCACCACGTTTGTAGTAGAAGATTCAATGGAAGGGAGAGATGGCATTGAAGCATCTTGGCGCTTTACTTCCCATGGGCTACGAAATGGTGCTGGCGTGGCTATACATTTGTCTAAACTGCGCGGTAAGGGCGCAGAAAATGGCAAGGGCCTTGTTGCCAGTGGTCCCGTAAGCTTCGGTAAAATCTATTCCACGCTCAATGAAATCTTGCGTCGTGGTGGCGTCTATAAGAACGGCGCTGTAGTTCTTCATTTGGACTATGACCACCCTGATCTTCTTGACTTCATCACTGCTTCCCGCAGCGAACTTCCCTGGGCAAAGCGTTGCGTAAACGTAGATCAAGACTTCTTGGAAAAGCTTCCAAGCGGAGTTATTGATGCCTTGCTGAAGTCGATTGCCAATGGCGACGTATGGTTGATGAAGAAAAGATGGAACAATAAAGGAGAGCGCATTTATGGAAATGTGTGCCTTGAAGTGTTACTTCCTTCTCGCGGCACTTGTCTATTGCAGCATGTCAATCTTGGTGCCTGTTCGCTAGGCGATATTCGGCCTGCTTTCGCTGAAGGCATGACACAGCTCTGTGAGCTTCATGCTCGCACTGGCGTTGGCGACACTGGCGAATATCTTTTTCCTTCCATTGATAAGCAAGTGGGCCTTGGCATTCTTGGCTTAGCTAATTTTCTTTCCATCCATGGCATTTCTTATGAGGATCTTGGTGATGCTTTAGAAGCCTATTTAATAATGGACCCTGATGAATGGCTTTACACTTATGAAGAATCATCTGCTGGAGAATTTGTCTGGGCTTTAGACCAAGGCATCAAGAAAGCTGCCTTTGTAGCAATGCAGCATGGCATGGAACGCGCCTTTGCCATTGCTCCTACTGCCTCCTGCTCCTATCGCTATCTTGACTCTCGTGGCTTCACCACGGCTCCTGAAATTGCTCCTCCCATTGACCGTCTTGTAGATAGGGACAGTGAAACAATGGGAGTGGAACGGTTTGATTATGGAGCAGTGGAAATTGCTGAAGAAGTGGGCTGGAAAGCATTTCGTAAAGTGGCTGATGGCATTTGCACTTTGCTTGAACGCACTGGTCTGTTCCATGGCTATTCCATGAACTGGTGGGCTGATCAAGTGGTGTGTGATGAAGCTTTTATTAAAGAATGGTTGGATAGTCCTCAAACCTCCATTTATTATGCTTTGCAAGTGCAATCTGGCACACAAGCTAAAGATGATGTTGGGGTAGAATTAGGGGAGAGCCTAACCAGCTTCTTTGGGCTGGAAAATGAAAACGAGCCTTTGGCTTGTTCTATAGAAACAGGCTTTTGCGCCGCCTGTTCCGAGTGATCATTTCTTTCATTGTTTCTCATGGGGCTATATTTTTAGCCCCCTATTTGTCGTCCATTATTTTCATTGCTTTAACTAAAAATGGCTGTTCTTGATTATTTTGCTGCTGTTGCTCGTAAGCGTCCATGGCAAGCAGTGCCTGTGACAAAAGGGGCGTTGACTCCTGGAAGTGAGGAGACTATTTTTCGTGCTCTTGCCATTCGCCACCTTGAACTTCCCGTGAAGGACATGCTGCTGCAGGGACTAGAGCGTGATCTGCCTGATTCGCCTGGTCTCATTGAAAGCATCTATAGCAACATGGCTGATGAAGAGCGCCATGACGAAGCACTTGGTTATGTAGCTGCTGCTCATGGCATGGACGACAAGGTCGAAGCGGAGGCTATGCGCATTCGTCAGGCATGGATTGATCATCCTGCCTTTCCCATTGTTAAAGTTGCGACAATTGAACGAAGCTTGTTTTTTACAATCCTGCCGTTTTTTCGTTTTAATGGCGACAAAGGATTGCGCACTGTTGCCAGTGACATCTCCCGCGATGAAATTTGCCACTCTTTTTGCAATACAAAGATCGCGGAAGAATCTGGCGAGGAATATAGCAATAGCTTGAATAAGTTGCGTAAAATGACTGCGCTGTGGATTTATGACAAACTTGGATCTTCATCCAACAAATACCTTGACAAGGACTTCTGGCTGCGTCAAAGCGACAGTCTGTTCCTTAGCGGGAAAGCTCCAGAGCTGAACGAGACACGAGCTAGCACAATGCCATGTTTCTTTGAAAGCAATGCGCTAAATCTCCCAGCGTATGGTAGGTAGAAATACTTAGTGCGCGGGGTCTTGCAAAGTGCTTGCTCAGGCTTAAACTACTGACGCCTCCCGCTGCAGAAAGCGTAACCACCAGGTCAGAGCCCATGACAGCTTTTATTATTGCAGACACTCATTGGAGACACGCTAAAAGCTTGTCTTTCATTCAGCCCGATGGTTCCCCATTGCGTCCATTTGATTCTGTTGAAGAAATGGATGAGACAATGGTGGAAAAATGGAATTCAGTGGTTAAAGCTAAAGATATTGTATATCACCTAGGCGATGTAGCAATTCCTCGCAGTGGGCTAAAGCACTTGGCCAAGTGCAATGGGAGAAAGATTCTCATTCGCGGCAACCATGACACCTTCAAGCTTAAAGACTATGCTGAGCATTTTGAAGACATTCGTGGCGCTCATTTTCATCAGCCAGGATCGTTAATGCTTGGTGGTCTTATTTTCACTCACATTCCCGTGCATCCCGATAATTTGCAAGGACACTATCGAGGCTGCGTACACGGACACCTTCATTGTCATCTAGTCTTGAAGGACGGACAGATTGACAAAAGGTATTTTAATGCTTGTGTAGAAAGAAACAATTTCACTCCAGTACCGTTGGAAAAGGTGATTGATTATTTCCATCATGGAAGAGAGGCGCACGTTTAATACTCCCATTAGAGAGCCATGGAATCCCATCATTCATCATTGCCTAAAAGCCATTGATGAACACATGAGCCTATACCTTCGCCATCGTGACCCTTGGCATCTCCAGAAGGCTGCTTTTTTGCGAAACTATATGAAAGAGCTTAAAACCTACATCCATAGAAAGGAGGGCAAATTATGACTGTTCTCCAATATCGAGGCATTGCCTATTCAATGGAAGAAGAACATCAAACTTTTTCTAATTGGTGGCGTTTCATTCATCGCCCCACTTTATGGTTGGCCTATAGAGGCTTAAAATACAGACCATGTCAAGCTGATAAACAAGCCTGGAAAAGCTAATTGCAACTAGCCTGTCCTAAGGTTAGTTCTTTATATTCCTCTTCCCATTGCTCCTTGGCTGCCCTTGCAAGGCGAGCTTCTTCACTCATGGGGCCATAGGCCCTTCCAGCCTCTTCAATGGCCTCAGAGGCTTCTATAGCGTTCTCCCAGGCTTCTTCTGCAGCGCGTGATAAGACCATGGGAGCAAAAGCTTGTTGCCTTGAGTCTACCTAGCTGGAGCTTATGTTGCTTCAAGCCTACTTTGCTGGGGCTTGTAAATTGCTCATTGCTTTTAGCACTTTTTCTGCTTCATGCAATTTAGGCAATAATTGAGGCTTATAGGCATGTTCCGCTGCAAGAAGCTGCAGAGCAGTTTGTCTAGTGCTTTCCAGCAAGGCTATTAAAAAAAGTACTTCCTGCTTGGAAAGATCAATGGCAATGTTCATTTTTTACGAAAAAGGCAAATTCGTGAAAATTCTAACCGTGATCAGCGAATGAGACTATTTATCCAGTCGATGCTATCTTCTTTAGTGGCTTCAAGAATGGCAGCAGCAAGCGCAAAGCAATAGTCATCAATTGAACTTTCCTTCCCCCCAGTTACACTCCATTGTCCGCTTTGCCTGTATATCACACCAAGGTTTTTAAGCTGTTTAATTGCTTCTTTATGATTGGGAAGTTCAATAAGTCCTGATTGTAAAAGCTCCTTGAGCTTACCAAAAGCTTTCATTTTTGTACTCACTGACCAGGCCAGTTCCGACACGGGAAAAGACTTAGAAAGTGATTGAATGGTAGAAGCAGAGTTGTATTGGTCAAGAACAATGCTTTCAAAATCATAAAGACGATGCTGTTCTGCAATCCAAAATTCCACTTCTGCAATATTCACTTCCATCTTGCCTGCAATTTCAAAATTAGCATCAAATTGATGAAATTTATCGCAAACTAGTCGCTCCCCTTCATAATGCACAATGCAGGCCACGTATGAGTCGCGGCCTTTGCCTCCTCGTGCAGGGTCAAGAGCAAGTACATAGGTGCCTCGTAACTCTCGTTCAGGAATGGAAGTGGTGCGTTCTTTATTTACTGCTGCATCTATAATTTCTGGCGATACTAATACTGAATTACTTTTCTTAAATTCAGCTCCAAATTCCACCCAGAAGTTCTCAGGATCTTTTTTTAGTGCATTTTGTAAAAAATCACAATCAAAAGGAAGACCTGGATTCACCTCCCAAGTGGGGATTTTTTTAGCGGACATTCCCTTAAAGTCGCCACTCTCAGCTTGGGCAAAATGTTCGTAAAACACGCCATCTGCTATCCAAGGAGATGAGAGTTCAAGAATTTTACTATGAGGAGCAAACTGTGCAATGGAGGGAGAAATGGCATCAAACAATGCTTTAGTGCCTCTATTTGCATCGCCTTCAATACCAAAAGCACATTCATCAAAAATTGCCATTGATATGGCTTTACCTCGCGAAGCTCTAGCTGATGCAGGTATGGCTTGAAATACGCAGTTGTTAGATAAGGTGATGTCAAAAGCTGTTTCTCTAACAATTTCTTGCTCTAAAGGACTGTTAACTAGCAGTTGACGAATAAAATCAAGAGCAATTTTTGCCTGCTTCAAATCGTTAGCCACTGTGCAAACATAATAGTTTTCCCCTTTTCTCACTTTTCTGCGAAAATAATCTTCTTGACAAAAAGCCATGTAAACGGCTGCAACAGCGGCGCATGTGCTTTTTCCTGATCTACGCCCAAGACACCAAACGCCGTGGTTAATTTTTTCTTCAAACAATTGATTAAGAATTTGTTGTTGTTTGGGCCAAAGTTCTAAGCCTAAAACATGTTTAGAAAATTCCGAGCAGCGAAGCATTTGCTATTTCCTCCATTGCTCTTAACTTTGATTGTGGCATGAAATATGCAGGTCTGCCTCTGGCATAATCGGCCCAATACTTTTCATCCATTGCTTCATGTCCCCAGCACCAGCCGTGAATTAAAGTTTGCTGGTTTTCAATGGTAACAAGTACAAACTTTTTCTCAGCCTTCTCGTTTCGTTGCACTATGAGATCGTAAGAATGCTTGCTTCTGGTTTTCACGTCTATTCCTGGCAAATCATCGCTGCCACGCTTGGCTTCAGTTTCTTTGAACAAATGGTGCTTCATTCCCAAATGTGATGCCACAGCCACTTCCCCTGCTGCACCAAGCAAATGAATTTCCAAGGCTTTATCTCCTTTCCACACTCCCCTGTTCCTTCCACGTAAGCCTTTTGCTTCATTCACTCGCTGCCTCCTCATGCCTTCCTCCATGGCAATCCTGCGTTCTTCTTCCGTGAAGGTGAAAACAATGGGAGTGGGCATAAATAAAAAGCGTCAGTGCCATCTTAGCCACGTTTAGAATGGTAGCAAGCACATAAATGGGCAAATGTCGGAAGATTTGGTAAATCTCGGTCACAATGGCAATGAAAACTTGCGTATAGACGGTCTGGTTAATGCCCTCACTGGCATGGGCACTGGACGAGACAAGAGTCAATACACCACTGCCACTCCCATTGTCTTCCTCACTCAAGAAGAACTGGAGAATCTTTATAGCCAATGGATTCCTAAGCGCGTCATTGATATTGTTGCAGAACAATCCACGCGTAAAGGCTTTAAGGTGCTATTTGGCGGGGAAGGCGCAGCAGCGGAGGAAGTGACTGGCATTGAACAAGTGATTGAAGATTTATACATTCTTGAAAGCTTAAATTTGGTTTCTAAAAATGCTCGCTTGTTTGGAGGGGCAGTTATATTGCTTTACATTGATGATGGGCGTTCCGCTGATCAACCAGTGGACTATAAAAACATTCGTTCCATTGAAGGCTTGGAAGTGCTTGATAGATGGCAAATTGCGCCTGTTATCAATGAAGATGCACTATACGACTATTCCAAGGCAACACACTATCAAATTATTTCTGGCGACCTCATTCGACAGCCACAATTAGTAAAAATTCATAAAGACCGCATATTACGGTTTGATGGAGAGTGGCTGCCCTATCGCATTAGGCAGAGAAACTATGGATGGGGAATGAGCACGCTGCAGACTGTCTATGACAGCTTTCGCTTCTATTCCACTGGCATTAGTTCTGCTGCAACATTATTAACGGAGTTTGATATTTTTGTGCATAAACTACGCGGACTCGCTTCAATGCTTGCTGCTGGTAAAGAGAAAGACGTGAGAGATCGTTTAGTGCTGAATGATATGAGCAAAAGCATTTATCGTGGCTATGCCATTGACGCTGAAAAAGAAGAGCTTGAATTTATTAGTCGTAACTTTGGCGGCATTGGAGAAATCTTAGAAAAGCTTCGCATTGATATTATTGGCGCCTCGCAAATTCCCCATACTATTTTATTTGGAGAAAGCCCTGGAGGACTTGGCTCCACTGGTCGCAGTGAGGAGCGTGATTTTGCCAAGCATCTTGGTGACTATCAAGCTTCTCACTATAAGCGTCCTCTTCAGCATTTGATGAAAATAATTATGCTGAGCAAAGACGGTCCCACCAGTGGAAGATTGCCTGAATCTTGGCGCATCAAATTTAACGATCTCTTTGAGCTGAACGAGCGCGAGAAGGCGGATGTGAGAGCCCGCGTGGCCGCCGTGGATGGGCGTTACATTCAGCTTGGAGTGCTCCATCCGCAGGAAGTGGCAGATGCCCGTTATGGAGGCTCTGAGTGGTCAATGGAACTCACTCTCGACCCATCGCTCCCCCGTGAACTGCCCCAGCAAGAAAATAGCCCCACCCAAGAAGGGGGTGGTTCCACCCAAAAGAGGGGTGGTTTAGCAGTGCCTCCTGGTGGCCGCGATCCACTAGACGAAGAAAATGGCACGCTTCCCATGGATGGAAGCAGAGAAGTGGAAGATAGTGCTGGCCTTTATCTGCCCCGTGATTTGGAGGAAGTAAGAGGAGATGTCGTCACTTTTGTCGATAAAGAGCTTCATCAACGTGCTGTTTCGGCAGCAAAGGCGAAATTCAAAGTATGGCCGTCAGCTTATGCAAGTGGCTATGTGGTGCAACAGTACAAGCGCATGTATAAAGAAAAGCATGGTTCCACTTCTGGCGCGTTTAAGGGAGATGCTGGTGAAATTCATGCTGATGACCTAGACAAATGGTTTAAGGAAGAATGGGTGAGGATTGGTGCCAATGGTGAAATCATGGGGCCATGTGGAGCACGAAAAGAAAGAGAAGGCAAGCCAAAGTGTCTCCCCAAGGCAAAGGCACAGGCCATGGCAAAAGAGGAGCGTGAAACTATTGTTGCTCGTAAGCGCAAAGCCGACCCCGATCCTGAAAGGAAGGGACCAGCCAAGATGGTTAGCAGCAAAGTGGACGCTATTGAGCCCATGAAAGTGGAAGGGCTCATTCTTGGCAACATTGATGAAGAAGCCTTCATTTCTGAAGAGGACATTGACAAAGCCTTAGAAGAATGGAAGCAGGAGGCACCAGCACGCTTCAAGGACCTCTTGGAAGCTGAAGATGCTGAATGATCTAAGCCAGTTCTCTGCTGCCGTTCTGTCCAGCAGAATGGACGCCGAATGGTCCTATGACCGCGTTACTGGACGCTATAGGGACGAGCGTGGGCGTTTCTTAAGCAAAGCTGCAGTGGAGCGCATTGTTGATGGACGCATTGATAAGCTGGAGCAGTCCTTAAAGCGCTTCACGCGCATGTTAGCTGATGGCTCCATCACCATTGACCAATGGCAAGGCAGCGTCCGGGAGGCGATTAAAACGGCTCACATTCAAGCAGCAATTATTGGTAACGGTGGACGAAGTGGTATGGGCAGCGCAGAATATGGACTGGTGGGCCAAAAACTCCGACAAGAATACGCTTATCTTCAAAACTTTGCCAACGATCTCCTGGGGCAACGCATCTCGCAGCCAATGGCGCTGGCCCGCATTGGGCTCTATGCGCAAAGTGTTCGCGGCTCATACTGGCAGGGTAGCGAAATAAGACAGAAGGGACAAGGCTATTCACTGATGCAGCGCATCCTTGATCCACAAGCGCAACACTGCCAGGATTGCCTTTCCTACGCAGCGCGAGGCATTGTTCCCATTGGTTCATTACCATTGCCTGGCCAACGTTGTGAATGCAAGGCTCGATGCCGCTGTACAGTGAGGTACTTCAGGCAACAAGCGCCTGTAGTGCCTGTGTAAATTTTGCCACTATCATCGGAGGGATTCCGTTTTTCTTATGGCAAAAATTCTTTTCTGTGCGGATGTTGGAGTACAAACAGGGTTTGGCAGGGTTTCGGAGTATTTAATTCCAGCACTTGCCAAGGAGCATGAAATACACGCACTGAGCGTAAATTGGCACGGCGACCCGTCGCCCATGCAGAAGCATTGTCAAATGTATCCTGCCATGGCACACGGCACTGATCCTTTCGGCTCCCATCGCATTGCAGAGCTTGTACAGGCAATTAAGCCAGACGTTGTTTTTATTGTTAATGACATTTGGGTGGCGATCACCTTATACGATCAAATTGAAAAACTGAAAGAAACAATAGGCTTTAAGAGTTGTATTTACACTCCCATTGATTCTTACGGGCTATTTCCTGATTTATTGCCAGCCGTAGATAAATGGGACCAACTCATCACTTACACGGAATTTGGCAAGCAAGAAATTGAAAAGATGGGCTACACGCGCCCCGTGGAAGTAGTGGGGCATGGCACCGACTTCACTAAGTTCTTTCCCATTGATAAAGCTCAATGCCGTAAGGAACTAGGCGTGGCGGAAGATGTTTTCATTGTTTTCAATGGCAACAGAAATCAACCACGAAAGCGCATTGACCTAACCATTAAAGGCTTCATTAAATTTGCCAAGGATAAGCCTGATGCCAGGCTATGGCTCAACATGGGCAAAAAAGATATGGGCTGGGACATCATCAATTTGTTTAAGAGAGTGGCACGAGATGAAGGTTATGATGCCACTGGCAAAGTGATTCTTACCAGTCCGCATTTCTCCACGCATAATTGCCTTCCCATTGAACAATTAAATAAAGTGTACAATTCAGTGGACGTGGGCGTTAATTCTTGTATTGGTGAAGGATGGGGCCTGGTCAACACTGAACATGCCGCTACTGGTGTGGCGCAAATTGTTCCTGATCATACAAGCCTGAAAGAAATTTTTAATGATATTCCTCGCATTGCTTGCCATGGTTCCGAAACAGATAGAAACTATGGATTGGAGCGAATGCTGCCAGAGCCTGAAAGCCTAGCTGAGCTTTTGACTAATTATTATGACAATCGCCAGGCCCTTCATACTGCAGGGCAATGGTGCTATAAACGCATCCATGAAAAGCCCTTCACTTGGCCCTCCATCACAAAGAAAATGCTTGGCATCATTAAGACACTCATTGACCAGCCAGAACAAGAGCCTGAATTCAAGGGCTTTGGTAAGCCTGCAAAAATTGCTTAATTTCTCCTATGCACGTCTCTATTTCACAAATCTTTTTAAGCGATGCTGGCAATGAACTATCGCCGTTTCTTCAGCATGCTACTGGTACGGTCAAAGCTGCATTTCCCGAAGCAGTTTATACGCTCTATAACAAGGAAAGTTTAAGACAGTTCATTGTTGATAATTATGACAAAGAAGTGGTTTGGGCTTATGACACGCTCAAGCCCTATTCATACAAAGCAGACCTTGGACGTTTTTGCTTGTTGAATAAGCTGGGTGGTTGGTATATGGACATTGGTGTGAGAGTGGTCAATCCAGTGGAAATTGGTCCACGCATTAAGATGCTGGCCTTTCGGGACATTCAACGCTTTAGCTTCACATGCTGGGCTTGCGCCACCACGGTTCTCTATTCGCAAATAGAAAATCCTGCCCTGGCGACAGCCATTCAACTTATTGTTAAAAATTGCCATGAGCAATATTATGGCATTACGCCTTTGTGCCCCACCGGCCCGACATTGCTTGGGCAGGCATTGGCTATGAATAGTTCCAATGCGAATTTCATTTATGGTGACTACCTAGAACTGACGCCTACGCATGAGCAGAAGAACAGGGCCTTTGTGCTGCCTGATGGTACGATCATGGCCTGGAGCAAGCCTTCTGGAGGAGGCGACTTGACTGGCTTAGGCGCCAAAGGTGTGAACAATTACAACAAACTTTGGGCTGCGAGGCAAGTATATGCAACCGTCTGATTGCGCTATTTACGCAGTGTGTATTCCTGGCGAAATGGTGCGATATTCATCCCGCGCCCCATTGATTCCCATCATGGGGGGAGCATGTGATCTAACCAAAGAAGAACGTAAAGAGTTGCGACAAAATGGTTACATTTTTGACGACGAAGGGCAGGCATCTCTTTCTCCATTGAACTCTCGATTTGGCGAATTATCGTGCATTCAATGGATAGTAAATAATGCCGAGCAGCTAAATATCGGTAATGCACAGTATCGGCGTAACTGGGTGGAACCAATCAGCGGTTGGTACAGCGAAAGTACGTTATATGTTCCAGAATTTGCAACATTTGGCTGTAGTCTTGAGCAGCAATTTTATGGTGGGCATTCGGCATTTGATGCACCATTGATTACTAGGGCACTGGCTGACACTGGAAAGTGGCTGTTCTCCCGTGAGCAAATTGACAAGATTTGGGCGCAAAATATGTTTATTGGATGCAATATGGCACGTGGTCCACGAGCCGAATATCGGCTTTTCATGACAACACTGCTTAACGCCTTGTCTCCAATTTGGGAAACGCATAAAAACGCATTTCTTCAGATTGAAGGCTATGACAAAAGAGCTATTGCTTTCATTGCAGAGCGTTTAATCACTGGCATGGTTTTATACCGGGATAAGCTTTTCCCCGAGATGAACATTGCCACTGCCCCCATCGGCTTTATTAAATAATCATGGCTCACAAAGAACAATCGGACTACATTGCATTGCTTCAGTCCAAGTTTCCTCTTGCTTTCAAGGGGGAAAGGACCTTAGAAGTAGGAAGCTTAAACATCAATGGCACAGTGCGCAATGCTTTTACTTCTCGTGAGTATGTGGGAGTAGACGTAGGGAATGGGCCAGGGGTGGATGTTGTTATTAGTGGCCATGAATATGACAGCAAAAAGCCATTTGATTGCTGCATATCTTGCGAGTGCTTTGAGCACAATCCTTTCTGGAAAGAAACTTTTTTAAATATGATTCGCCTTTGTAAAAGCGGAGGGCTTGTGGTATTCACTTGCGCCACTACTGGCCGTCCTGAGCACGGCACTGAACGCAGCACACCACAAGACAGTCCTCTGACCATCGCCAAAGGCTGGAGTTACTACTTAAATCTAACCGCAGAGGATTTTAGTTTTATTGATTTTGACTCTGTTTTTACTGATTATGAATTCAGTGTTAATCCCCAGTCGTGCGATTTGTATTTCTATGGAGTAAAGGTCTAGACTGAGAAAAAAAGAGTCATGACTAACAAGCAAAAACAGGCCAAATTGGCGAAAGTGATGCGAGAATTTAAGGCTGGCACTCTTAAAGGGAGCGATGGCAAGCCAATTGTCAGTCGCAAACAGGCGATTGCCATTGCCATGTCTGAAGCTGGCATGTCAATGGAAGGCAAAAGTGATGCTTATGTAGATGCCTATGTGGATGCTATGTGCTGCATGGAAGAAGAAGGGGAAATGGAAGAAGATATGATGGATGAAAGCATTGGCGAAAAGCGCTGTAAGGCTTATTTAAGCACTGTCAAGAAAAACAGAAAAAAAGTAGATAGGGGCGACGCTGAATCGTTTGCCCCTCCATCGTCTGTTCGTTCTGCAGCCCGTCGAGGGCTTGAACTGCGCAAGAAGCATGGCAAAGGCGGCCTGACCACGCAGGAGGCAGGCAAGCAAGGCATTGGCAGTGGTGTGGCCAGGGCTGGCGATTTGGCGGGAGGCGGGGGAATTAGCTATGCGACAATTAAACGTATGTCAGCATTTTTCTCTCGCCACGAAAAAAATAAAAGCGGAGGAGAAGATGATGCTGGCTACATAGCATGGTTGCTATGGGGCGGAGACGCAGGTAGGGCGTGGGCCAATCGCATCATTAAGATGGTAGAAAGCCGCAAGCAAAAGCCATGAGTGAATACGTCCGTGTGATTGAAGATGAAGAAGATGGCATTGGCATCATGAAAGCCTTGGCTGTCCTTTCATCTAACGAACATCGCAACACTTCCCAATGGCAACTTGTTGAAGAGCAGCATTTCAAGAATGGCCGCCTTGATGAAACGCATATTTTCGTCAGAAGTCATTATGACAAGCCTGATGAGCATTTTGAAGATGCCAAGTTTCTCATGTTTGAAGCGGAAGCAATTGCCAAGTCATACATAATGGAAGGCATTGAAGGTCAAATTAGAGAAATTCAAGACGACGATGATGACGACTGAGCTGCATATACAACATAATTAGGCATTCCCAGGAGCCATAGCACGGAATAGCCATATAAGCCGCTAAGAGTGGCTAACTGCACGGCAGATGGCTCGCTAGTTCCCTTTTCAAGGCGACAATAAGTGGCCTGCCCAATGTGTAGCTTTTTGGCTACATAACGCTGCGAAAGACCACTGTTTTCCCTCAGTTCTTTCATTCTTGATGCCACCAGGATGCGACGCTCAAAATGAGGCATCGTCAATGCATTGGTAGTGCTAGATAAAAAACGCAAAATGAATCGCAGATGAATCACTTTATACAATATACAACAAAAGCTGAATAGTATAACTATATGGATTCACAATCTTGTTTCCGTTACGATGTATCCCCCATCAGTAGCTATCAAGTTACTGATGAAGGCTATTTGAAAGTTCGTGCTCGCATTGCTCGCACTGGCATTCAATCGTACACAGATGCAAGTGGTGGCATCCGCTTGGAATATCGCCCTGAAGAAGAAGTGGCTTCTAAAGAAGCCTTAGATAGCTTCAAGGAGAAGTGTTTGACAAAAGAGCATCCTCCCGTGTTGCTTGATGCGTCCAACACTAAAAATTATGCCATTGGTTTTACTGGTGGCGATATTTTATATTCCGATGGATATGTTGAATCTACGCTCACAGTCACTGATAAGGAAACCATTGATGAAATCATACGAGGTAAAATTCGTGAGGTTTCTTGTGGGTATAAAGTAGACTACGTGAATGAACCAGGAACAACCAAAGATGGCCAACATTACGATGGCTATCAGCGTAACATTCGTGGCAATCACGTGGCTATCGTTAAAAGAGCTAGAGGAGGCGCTGATGTGCGTCTAATGCTTGATTCAGCGGATGCCGCTGCAATAGAATTATTTTCTCCCATTGAGGATTTTCAAATGCCCGCAAACATTGCGTTTGATGGTGTTTCTTATGAAGCGGATGCAGCCCTTGCGACTGCTATTGCTACTGAGCGTGAAGACGCAAAAAGTAGCTACGCCGATATGAAACGCAAATACGATGAAATGATGTCCAAAGCTTCCAAAATGAAGGAAGAAATGGATGCCATGGAAAAAGAAATGAAGGGCAAATGCGATGCCGCCGAGGGGCGTGCAGATGCTCTTGCTCAAGAGCTGGAAACAGTTAAGGCTTCTCTTGACGCCGCCCAGCAAGTAAACGTTGATTCGCTCGTTGAAGAGCGCATTGCTCTCATTGATAAGGCTCGTCCTTCTCTTGATAGTGCTTTTGATTTTTCTGGCAAAACTGCTCGTGAAATCATGGAAGCTTCTATCAAGGCTGTTCGCGCTGATGCTGATCTATCAGAACGTTCTGATGATTATGTGGAAGCAATGTTTGACACTCTGGCGAATGTTGCCCCTCGCAACGATTCTGCCACCACCGAAGAACTCCGCAAGGCTGTTGCTTCGCTGGCCACCGTTTCTGCTCCTTCGTCCTATATGGATAAGTTGCTGAATGGTTGGAAAACTCCTCTCTCCGTTACCAAGGAACGCTAATCATGGCTACTTTTTCTTCGGTGAGTTCTGGTTCGGCAGGTGGCGTGCAACAGACTTATGCGCTGACGCATGTTGCTTTGCTTGAAGGTCAACTCTCCGACATTCGCGACAATACCATTGACACCTATGTCAATGAAACTGGCAGCGTTATTGCTTTTGGTGATGCCGTAGTTTTTAACAGCGGCGGCACCATTGCCCAAAGCGCCAAGACTGTTTCTGGCACTGCTCTTCCTCTCGCTGGCATCAACATTCTCACCTACGTGGATGAAACCGCACTGGACGCCAATAGCCGTCCTGGTGTGAAAGCCACTCAGGCAATGAATGTTGCCGGTGAAGGCGCTATTGCCGTTTATGTGCATGGCGCAGTCACTCCCGCTACTACGGTTCGCGTGCAGCACACTACCAGCGGCGTTCGTTATGCAGGTCAATTCTCTGCCGCAGCCTTTAGTGGGCGCACTGCAGTAGTGGCCAACGCTCGCTATCTCAGTTCCGTTACAGGCTCTGGCCTGGCAATTGTGGAACTGAACGGCCCCAGCCTTTCCCTCACCGCTGACACTTGATAGGAGGCCCCTCTAATGAATGATTTTCGTATGGATGATGCGGGTCTGTTTCTTGAGCGTCAGCTTGAGTACATCCGCCCGCAAGTATTTGAAACGGTCTACGCCGACATCAAATATTCGACAATTCTGCCTGTAACCAGCGAAGCTGGTCCTGGCGCTCAAACTTTCACCTACCGCATCATGGACTCCACTGGTGAGTTCAAACTGCTTGCGGATGCTGCTGATGATCTGCCTCGTGCTGACATCAGCCAAGTGGAAAAGAGCATTTCCTTCCGTTCCTTCGGTGGCAGCTTCGGCTACACCGTCCAAGAACTGCGTGCTGCTCAAATGGCCAACATTGCTCTTGAGCAACGTCGCGCTGCTGCAGTGCGTCGTGCTTATGAGGAGAAGGTGGAAGCAGTGGCCATGTTTGGTGAAAGCTCTGTGGGCTTGGCTGGTTTCTTCAACAACGCCACTGTTGATGTTGTTGCCGCCAACACTTGGTTCACTGGCGCCACTGCCACTGGCACCACTGCCCAAGACATGCTGGATCTGCTGAATCATGGCGTGACTGCCATCATCAATGCTTCGCAGATGAAGGAACAGCCCGACACCATTCTGATGGCTTGGGAAGATTACAGCGTAATTTCCACTCGTCGTAATTCGGACAGCTCGGATGTGACTGTGATGGAATATTTCCTTCGCACCAATCCCTACATCCGCAACATCGAGCCCATCAATCAGCTTGATGCCAGCAACACCAGCTCTCTGACCAAGAATCGCATGGTGTTCTACAAGCGTGATCCCCAGAAAGTGCAATTGCACATTTCTCAGCCGCTTGAAATGTTCCCCCCTCAACAGCGTGGTCTGGAATTTATCGTTCCTGCTCATGCTCGTGTGGGTGGCGTGGCACTCTACTATCCGAAGAGTGTTCTGTATTTGCAAGCTCCCTGAGTAAGACGGGGCGTTAAGCTATTGCCAGTTCTCTTGAACATTTATGTTGATTGCTTATCGCCCCGATCTTGAAAATCCGCCTCGTGAAGGTGGCTTTGGCATTATTACTGAGATGGGGCTCATCCAACTCAGTCCTGGAGTGAATACTGACGTGCCAGATACCAAATGGGAACTAGCACGAAAGCATGGTGCCATTAAACGACTCATGGCCATTGGAGCCATTGAAGAAGTAAAACAAACGGCAACTGTCCAGGAAATTCCTGAAAGCATTGATACTCTCATTCAACTGCCATTAAATGAAGCCTTTCGACTGCTTGAAATCATGCACGACGAAGATCAGCTTCAACAATGGAAAGGACATGAGGGACGCGTGAGAATCAGGAGTGCCATTAGCAAGCGTCTAACAGCATTGAAAGAGGGGAGGGTCTGAAATGGCCGTCACCTATGCAAGCTTTTTAGATCGTTTTCCTGAATTTATTCCCCATCCATCGGGAATAGTGAATGGAGCCATTGCAGAAGCCACCTACGATGCAAGTGCAGATGTTTTTGGAGATCAAGCTGATCGAGCTGTTAAACATCTTGCTGCTCACATTATTGCCATTCAACTAGCACAAATGGGCATTCAAATTGGTGCCACAGAAGGCAAAGTATATGGCAAGGGACTTGAAGCCACGCAATATGGCCAAGAGTTCAAACGAATGCTTGAAACCGTTGCAGGATCTACTGTTGTTGGTTTTGTCGTATGACAAATGGTCTGTCGCCACTCGCTAATGCCTCTCTTGTATGGCAAGTGGCCACGGGCTATGCCGTTGATGCTGACACTGGCAATTACGTGTCTGTCACTAGTGGCACCACATACTATGCCAGCTTAAAGCAAAAACGCAATCCACAGTTTGATCATTTGCTAGGTGCTGATGCTACTGCCGTATATATGGAAGGGCGTCTCACTGGACCACTTGCCCTAGTTGGCATCTCTCCTGGTAGCTCCGCTGCTGCCATAATCAATGGGAGAGAAGGACGGTTTGAGCTATTGCCAAATGAGCAAATTGCTGAGCATTATTGGCAATTTCTTGGCGCTCCAATTAGAGGCATCTTTAGACTAGTTGGCAAAGGAAGCGTGCAAAACGTTTGACGCTTAACCATTTCTCTCTCCATTGAGGACTTTCTCATGCTTTACCACCCGACTGAACTGGTCAAGAGTCAAGACGTAATTGTACGTGTTGGCTCCATCTCTGGCACTGGTCGTCCAGTGATCACTCAGAGTGGCGCTACATTCACTGTTAGCGGCACTCCTACGCTTTATACGCTGCAAGCGGCTACAACGGCTTCTGTGGCCTTTAACGATGGCAACACTGAATTCTACCTGCTTGGTGGTGGTGGTTTTGCTGATAGCGTGATTGTCACTTCTCAGGCCACTGCTTCCATCACTTCCTATTTCCAGAAGGATGTGGATGGCACTGTGTTTGTTCCGAACAGCTTTGATGAAGCTTTCCAGGTGATTAGCGCTGTGCGTTACGATAAGGACCAGGAAGTGTACGTTGAAATCAACAAGCAACTTGGCTCTAGTGGCACCACTTTCTACTATGACCGCGTGGCTTTTGTAGCTACTGTGATGAACTATAACGAGAGCTATCCTGCTGATAACCTCGTTGAATGCACCTTTGACCTTATTAGTCGTGGTCGCATTGGCGTTCATCAAAGTGCTACTAGCTCTGGCAGCATCATCCCCACTGCTCCTAATAGCTGAAGCATTAGCTAAGCTTTTTCTGCTAGCCTCTCTTTACGGGGAGGCTTTTTTATTGTGAACATTGCGCAATTTAGAGACATTGTTGATACTGTGCTTTCGGCTAGTCCTAATTTAGTGGGCTCCTACACTTTGCCCAATGGCACCACCATTCCTGCCATCTATGTGACGGGCAGACAAGGTGTGCCAGCAGAGTGGAAAGTGACAGGCCTAGAAGTAGCGGTGCAAGAATTTCCTCGTCTTTCCCCATCGCCTGCCTTAGGAAAGTTTAAGCGGCGTCAAGAATGGACAATTGTGCTAGTCGATTACGATACAAGCTCAACAAAGCTGCACAATGCTGCAGAGCGTATAGCCGCTCGTTTTCCTGATGCTCGTTTCTCTTTCTCGCCTGAAACTGACATTGCTTATGGTCAATATAGAATTACGGTGCCAGACACGGATATGGGCTATTTGCTGCGATGAAAAGGAAGAAAATGATTAAAAGCCTTTGCGAGAAGGCTTGGCTCTTTAATGTCAATCAAGAAGATGATTTGCTAATTGCTGGCTTTGCTTGCTTTTGTCATGGTTGTCCGCTGGAAGTGAAAATGATCATCAACGGGAAAGAGCGAGCAGTGATGGTGCCATCCAGGGCAGCTAATGGTGCTGTGCCATTAAGAATGATGAACGCTAGACTTTCATTGCTTCCCATTGATGACAAATGAGCAAATACTCTGATTTCTTTTTGCTTAGCTCTCCTGATTATGCTGAGATTGGCAAGAAACTGCGCCTGCGTAAATATGGAAGTTGGTTGGCTGAGGAAGCATGGCTTCGTGAAGAGCAAAATAAAAAGCGTGCTCAGTTCACGCTAAAAACCATTCAACTTGCTCGACAGATTGCCAAGATTAAAGACATTCCAGAAGAGGAGGCCTTTCAGCTTTTGCAGGGCAATACTGTTGAAAGAGCAGAAATATTAAGTGAATTTTCAGAAGAAACCACTAAGCTGATGGACTTGGTGCCATCAGGAAGGGAGCAGTTTGAAGAGCTGGTAACAATGTTTTTCCGTAATCGCGGGGAAGTGCTAGACGGCAAAAAATGGCTCCCCACGGATGAATGGGAAAAAGCCGATACAAATAAACTTCCGCAAGAGTTTCTTCAACTGGTGGAAACTTTTATGACCCAAGAAGATGCAGCGTTAAAAGGCGATGATGAAACGGAGGAAGAAGAAGCCCCAAAATAACATTTTTGGAGCGCTTGGAACATAGTTGTGATCAGGCAATCAATCGCTCCACGGATTGGACCAGCATCTACTGTCGCCTTTCATCTTTTGCCATTGCCGATCCTATTTTTCATGCGGAACGCTTTGGACGACTTCCCATTGCTTTCTTGCAAGCTTGCCTAGAAAATTTATTTGAAACGCATAAGGAGCAAGTGAATGCGCAAAGTATTTCCACAGCCAAGCTAAGTGGTCTGGTATTTTCTGCATTAGCAGGCAAAGGGAAGAAACCAAGCCTAGAAGACTTCTTGCCTTATGAAATTAAGAAAGGTGCTAATGATTTGCAAGAAGAAACAATAGCAGCTATGAAATGGGCATTAAAGCATGAAAAAATGCCTCCTGCTATTATTGGCTTAATTGGCGCTGAACTTAGCTAAGATGTGGCAAAGTGCATTGTTTTCAATGCCTGTTCAAGATGGGATTAGCAATCGTTTGGTAACGCTTAAGGGCGCGTTTGGTCGCGTTTTTGAGGAGGCCATGGACTGGGCAGATGAAGACTTTCAGGAGGAAATTGAAGCAATTGAATGGGATTGGAAAGGAGAAGAATATCAAACTGTTCGAAAAAACGGGGAGATTGTGACAGAGCCGCGAAACATTGTGGACACTGGTGACTTAAGGAACAGCCAACGAAGGGAGAATCAAACGGCCATCACTACTGATTTTGTCTGGACGGGAGGCGATGGAGAGGAATATGCCTCCATTGTTCATGATGGCTATGTCGGTAAACTTGGAGGAAGATACCCTGCTCGTCCTTTCACAGATAATGCAATTCAGGAGCTTCCATCCATTGTGGAAACTTTGCTGGTGCGGGAGATAGTTACCAATGGCTGAATACAGAATTGAATTTATAGCAGATAGTAGTCGCGCCAGTCGCACTATCAATCTACTTGAAAAAGCAATTAGCGATGTTACAAAAGAATTCAAAGATGCTGAGATTGGTTCGGGGGATTTCATAAAGGCTGCCAGTAATTTAAGTGGATTACAAAGCGAACTTAGGAACGCTCAACGTGAAGTAGTTGATTTAGACCGAGCATATCAACAACTTAGTAAATCCATGGCCAGCTTCCGCTCTGGCATGGGCGCAAAAGGGGCGATTCCAAATGTTGCTAGCCCCATTCGTGGTACGGCTAATCAATTTGGAAGTCCAGCTTATTTTGAAAAACTTAATAAAGATTTAGCAGAAGCTATTGCGGAAGGAAAACGTATTGACGCAGAGATCAGGCAAGCGGCGGAAGAAAGGCAAGATGCAATTAACCAGTTTCGTTCTGGCATGGGAGCAATTCCAGGCGTTGCTAGTCCCATTCGTGGCACAGCCAGTCAATTCGGTAGCCCAGCTTACTTTGAAAAACTTAATAAAGATTTAGCAGAAGCTATTGCGGAGGGGAAGCGTATTGACATTGAAATAGAACGCGCAGCTCAAAGCAGACAAAATGCAATCAATGAGTTCCGCACTGCGATGGGGGCAAGTGGCCGCATGTCGGGAAGTGCTAGTCCTGTTCGCGGCACAATCAATCAATGGGGAAGCCCAGCTTATTTTGAGGAGATTAAGCGTGCGGCTCAGAGCAGGCAGGATGCAATTAACGAATTTCGTACTGGCATGGGGGGACTTGGCGTCGCATCGGGAGAGGCCAGTCCTGTTCGTGGCACGGTGGGGCAGTTTGGAAGTCCTGCTTACTTTGAAGCTCTTAATGCAAGCTTAAAAGAGGCTATAGCTGAAGGCACTCGCATTGACGCAGAAATAAGGCGAGCAGCGCAAGAAAGGCAAGATGCAATTAACCAATTCCGCTCTGGCATGGCAGAGCGTGGTGCAATTCCTGGCGCGGCAAGTCCTATTGGTGGTGCTTTTAATATCAAAGGCAGTCCCTTGTATGAGCAAGTTGGCTCTTTAGCCAAGCTTGATAGGCAATTAACGGGATTGCGAGAAAAAGCGCGACTAATCTCTCCCGACACTAGTGAGTGGAAGGCCTTAACCAAGGAAATCCTTCATACGGAAAAGAGTATTGACAGAATTAACAAAAAGCAGCGTGGTGGCCCCTTTGCTCAAACACGCCTTGGCGCTGCTGGAGGAGCTTTTCTTTATGGAGGCGGGCTTGGCGGAGGCGTTGGTAGTGCATTAGGAGGCATTGCTGGTGGCTTGATGGGTGGTGTGCCTGGTGCCTTTACTGGAGCAGCCGTTGGACAATTGGTAGATAACCTTGGCACATCACTGGCTGGTATTACAAAGCAAGCAGCAGCGGTGCAGCAAATGCAACGCGGACTTGCTCTTGCCTCCATTGATGCCAAAGATTTTGCGGAATCTCAAGCAACTGTTGCCTCCATGAGCCAACGCTTGTTGATGCCCCTTGAACAAACAACGCGCCTCTTCACTCAATTACGAGTGAATACCAAACAATACAATTTGTCCGTGGCAGATACTGCCAAGATCATGGAAGGTACAGCCTTAGCCATTATGGCTACTGGCGGAAGCTCCGAGGATTTGGAAGGGGCCATGCGAGCCGTTGTGCAAATCTTCAGCAAGGGAGGCGTTCAGGCTGAAGAACTGCGCGGGCAATTAGGCGAGCGTTTTCCTGGCGCTGTAGTGAAGTTTGCGCAAGCAAACAAGATGAGCTTCGAGGAGCTACAAAAGGGGCTTGAAAACGGAGAAATTGGTATTAAAGAGTTTGTTGAATTTGCAAAGAAAAATTATACTGATTATGCAAAATTTAGCGAGCAACTTGCCACGGCCCCTGAGTTTGCTGGCAAGCGTTTGCAAATTGCATTAGAGCAAATTTCGTTAGAAATTGGTAGTTTATTTGGGCCCATGGGGGCAGACATTCAAGATGTCTTCACTGACATGATCAATAGCGTGGCGCAGTTTATTAAGGATAATCGCGCCTACATGCGTCAAGCAATTCAAGACTTTACTTCCATTGTTGGACCTATTACCAAGGTCTTCATGGAACTTATGAAGGTGATTGCTAATTTTTCAGTGGCAGTTGGCAAAGTATTTCAAGGCCTTTTCTCTAGCATTCGTCAATCTTTGGGCATGGCAAATCTTGGCGAAGCAAAGGCTCGCCTAGACAAAGCGGCCAAAGCCGTGGCCGGCAAGACGCGACCCACGACAAATGTTAGAGGAGGTGGACCGTTTCAAGAATATGACAAAGCATTGGCCGCTTATCAGGCCCTAGGCGGAGACGCGGCTTGGGCCAAGGCAAATGCTCCTGCACAGCCCAGTAATTTACAATATGGCGGCCTAGGTGCTGGCATGTCTCTGGACAGGCAAGGTAAAGATGAAAAAGACAAGAAGGCAAAGGCAGACAGTCTTGAAAGCTTTGAGCGGCTTCGTGATCAACTAGCAAATGCTTATAACCAAGCAGAAATTGAACGCATTAAGGCACGTCATGAATTAAAAAAACGCTTGCAAGAAGATTTGTTTGACATGCAAGAATTTGGAGCAAATCGTCTCCAAAGGCAAAATCTTCAGTTTCTTCGTGCGCTTGTTAAAGCTGAGCAAGATCGGCAAACAACAATTTTAGAAGCGCAATTAAACATTGCAGCTAAAGCTGGCAAGGTAGCGCCTAGCGCTCCAATACTTCCTTCCGCTGGGGGCACAGGCGTTTCAAGCCTTACTACCTTCTCCAGCCAACAACTTACAAGAGCCACGCAAGAAGCCAGTCGCTTCACTGGTGTTGCCAATATGTGCTCGGAATCAGTGAAAGCTTTTTACAAAAGCTTAGGTATTTCTTTGCCTGGTGTAACTGCATGGGCAGATACTGTCAGGAAGGCTGGTCAAACCATGACCGACTGGTCGAAGCTTCAAGCCGGAGATATTGTGGCTACTGGCCGCCCTGGTGATACTCCGCACGTAGGAGTTTATACTGGTGGCCAAAATGTATTTCATCAAAGCAGAAGTAGAGGCTTAAGGGCCGGCAATTACCCCGATCTTTCTTATTTCCAAAAACAAGGTTATTTTGTTCGGCCAAATGTTGGGGCCGGCATGCCAGGCAAGGTAGGAAGCAATCAAAGCCGCGACACTATGGCAGCGGCAGAAACTGATATAGCCAGGCAAAATGCCAAGATTGCAGAACGCGGAGCGCTTTTAACAAAGGAAAGTGACATTTTGAAGCAACTGGGGCGATACATGCAAGAGACATATAATGTGCCCGACCTGGAGCTTGATAATCAGTTACTAAAAAAACGTAACGATTTAATAGAGCAAGGAATAGATGAAAATGTAATCAATTATAAAATGCGACTTTTTGAACTTGATCTTCAATACCAAGGCTTACTTAAGGCATTTCCAGAATTTGCGGCTAAGGCAGGCCTTTCAGAAGGGCAACGTATTAAGATATTGGCAATTTTGGCGGAGGGGCTTGGCAAGGCTACGCAAGCGGAAAAAGCCAAAAATGATGAAACTTTGCGCGGAATTGCCATTCAGCGCGAAAATCAAATGCAAGAAGCCTTGCGTTTTGCCACGCCATTGGGAGGCATGGGACTTAGCGCAGGCTTCATTGGAGCATCGGGACAGAAGTTCGAAGAAGTGTTCAAGGAAACTGACTCTAAGGAAACAGCCACATACTTTGCTGAACTTCAAAATCAGCTAACTCTGCTAGAAACGCGCAATGGTGCCATTCAATCATCCATCATGGCCATTGGGGATGCTTTTGGTACTGCCATGACAACTGGCATTGCAAGCCTAATTGATGGCACAGCTTCAGCTCAAGAAGTGTTTGCTAATTTCCTCAAGGGCATTGGTCAGGCATTGTTGCAGGCCGCGCAACAAATGATTGCCACTTATATTGCCATCGGCATTGCCAGGATTTTTGCAGGACTTGGTGGTAAGAATCTTAATCCCACCAGTCCAGGGGGAGACTGGATGAGTGCAGTAGGTAGAATGAATCCCACTTCCGCCTATGCCGATGGTGGGATTGCCCCTGGCGGCTTCACTGCCTTTGCTAATGGCGGCACAGTCACCGGCCCTACACTGGGCCTCGTTGGCGAAGGACGCTATAACGAAGCCATTGTGCCATTGCCTGATGGTCGTTCTATTCCCGTGCAAATGCAAGGCGGAGGCCTTCGTGAAAAAATGAATAACGGCATGGCCGGCGCAACTGCCCCTCCAGTGCTTTCAATGAGCTTCCAAAGTACAACTATCAATGGAGTAGAATACGTTGACAGGGCTCAGCTTGAAGCAGCAATGGCTGAAACGCGCAGAACTGCTACTAGTGATGGTGCTAAACGCGGCATGACGATGACCTTGGATCGTTTGCAAAATAGTAGCTCCACTCGCAGGAGAGTTGGCGTGTAATGGCTGATTTTCCTTCATTAAAGCCAACTGGTCGCAGTTTTCAACTTGGCCAATATCCAGTTAAAACTTATCGAGCCATGTCTGGTGCAGTGGTACGCCGCAGCTTCGGTAATCGTCCTTTTGGCTATACGCTGGAATTGGAGTTTGGCAATATCTCGGAAACCATTGTTAATACCATTATTGATCATTACGACTTGCAGCAAGGTGGCACAATTGGATTTGCTATTCCCTCTATTGTGTTTGAAGGCTATACAAGCGTTTTACAAAGTAAAGTTCGCACTGCCCTTGGCATTGAATGGCTTTACGCTGAACCTCCAACAGTGGAAAGTGTAATTAAAGGCATTAGCACGGTAATGGTAAAGCTAGTTGGTGAAATGCGATGAGTGAAATTCGTTTGGCTCAATATTTTTATTTAGTAACTGCCAATAATGTGCAGCATCGCTATCAAAACTTCTTCATACAAGAAGCGCGAATTTTAGACGGCGCTCGTTACGAATTTGCACCATTCAGAGCAGAAGGAAGCACTGCCAACTTAAATGGTGACAATGGACTAGTGCGAGTGTTATTTCCCAATGTGGAATATGCCATTCGCCTGGTTGAGCAAGGTGATGGCAATCGCCTTAGTCGTTTGACTATTACCACGCAATGGCTAAATGCTGCCCTGGCGCCTTCACGTAGCTATCAAGAACGTTATGTTGGCATTGGCGCAAGCTATTCAGACACTACCATTGAACTACGGTATCGCACTGCCATGGATTCCGTGGGAGCACAATTTCCAGCTCGCACTCTCACTCGCAGCTTAGTTGGCCCATTGCCCCTCAATGCAGAACTCGTCCTTCAATGATTTAATTGGCTTGCCTTATCAATGGAGCGCTGCTCCATGGTCAGGCAAAACTGATTGTTTTCAGCTCGCTTGTGAAGTGCATAAGCGGCTAGGCTTTAATGATTATACGGAGCGTTTTGAATGGGTGTATGAAATGTATGATGAAAGCACATTTCCAAAATCGCTGCTTGTTAGGTGGATGATTGACAATGGGAAGCGACTAAAAGAGCCATTGGCTGGAGCGGTGATGTTATTGCCAGCTTCTGTTGGCTCGGCGTTGGGAACAATTGTGGAAGATGGAGTGTTATTTCTTTCTCCTGGCGGCACAGTCGTCAAAGCTTTATTGCCTAGAAACATTGGCCATTGTTTTTGGATGAATCAATGACGCGCAAACTTTTGCCTTATGAATATGATTTAATTGATGCGCTAGGCATTAAAAGGGAAGAGTATTTAGATTTTGTTGCACAACAGCATATTTACAAAGATATAAAGCAAGGCACTGTGTTGGATGCACGCAATGATTTCGGAATCACTGCTTTAATCTTGACCATTGTGGGCATTCTGTTCCAGGTGGCGTCAGTCCTGTTGATGCCAAAGCCCAAGGCTCCTAAAGAGCGAGGTACGGAGCAAACTAGGGATGCAGTGCTGGCTCCACGCATTGGTTTCAATGGCGCTCAAGATCTTGCCGTATATGGAGATACCGTACCGTTGGTTTATACCAACACTGCGCAAAATATAAATGGCGGTGTGCGTGTAGCGAGCCTATTGTTATGGTCAGGCATCCTTAGCTTTGGTAATAATCAATTCATGCGGTTAATGATGACCGTTGGCGCATCCGGCATTGCCAATATTGATCCAGAGCGCACGGCTCTTGGACAATTTCCAGCTAGGGATTTGGTATTTGGAAATGTATGGCAATATTACAACGAAAATGGTCCCACTCTGTATCAAAATTTAATTAAAGGAGGAGGCACTGATCCGACAATAACCTTTGGCACTGATACCACTGCAAAACTCAATGGTCTCCCCGGAGCAGAAGAAGGTTTTAGTCAGGCATTTTCGCCCACCACTGCAAACACTGTAGGCGTGACAGGCTTTATACCAATAGAAGCAGACGTGCTAATTCTCAATGAAGATGGCAATACAGAACGCCGACGTGTTGAAGCACGATTCCAATCCCGCTCTGGTGCATATTGGCCCAATAATAGTGATCGTCCTTTTGTTCCCGTGGGAGATTTCTGGGACCTATTTATTGCCCATACCATTGAACTATTACCAACCACTGATACTGCAGGCATTGCACGTCAAGATGCCCTGCGTAATTCAGCTTCGCAAATTGACAATGGCACTATATTCAAAGCCGGCTCCGCATTATTTCGCGTGGTTTCCATAGGCTTTGCTGATAATAGTACCAACGGCATTGAGGGCGGTGATTTATATGCAGGCGTGGAATGTATTCGCACCGGCAAATTGCCACGTGCTAATTATGGATTAGGACACTGGAAAGGAGTGGGAGATCGAATCAATGCGTTACAAAAAAGAATTGATAATATTAATGCTGCAATTACAAAGGCACAAGGACTTCGCGATATAGATCAAAAAATCCTAAATCGTGGCTCCGTAGTTTCTTTTGGAAAAGGCGGCTTTGGCTCTCAGCGACTCACACAAGCAGAGAAAAATCGCTACCAATCAAACGTAAATAACTATAATAATGAAATTGCTGCATTGCAAAATGAAAATAATGCTTTGCAGGATGAAATTAACAGCTTGCAAGGACAAGGGGGCCCAGAATCATTCCATGTGAAGGGCTTGGCGCGTATTGAAGAAGCCGCCTACGCTAGCGTCACTAAATGCAATGTTTTAGACATAGCTTTACGGTTTCAAGTGTATAGGCGTCTCAATGGTCGCGCCAATGTTTATGGCAAGAATCAAGTTAATTATGGTCATAGTGCATCAGATAATGGTGCCAAGGCACGTACTGCCATGTTCGCCTTGTGGTATCGCCTGGACAACTCAGGCGAATACATTAGATTGCCGTATATTTTTTGCTGCCGTGGGGTAAACCAACAGGAAACATTTGCCTACCTAAAATTAATTTCCCGCAACGCTGGACCACGATTTATTGCAATTAAGCTAGAGCCCGTTGTTGACACTTACATTGAAATTCGCACCTTCCACACTCGTGGCTACTGCTATCTCAATCCAACTGGTCCATTGGTCACTCTTGGTTCTGACCTAACTGAAAATGACAATGTAGAAGTGTATTTCAATGGCTCAGTGTATCGAGATGGGAGCAGAGGCGACTATCCTCCGTTTAATAAATCTCCAGCTAATACCACTGAATTTGATTTGTTTAATTACGACGCATTTTCTAACACTTCTTTTTCTTTTGATTCGTCCGCTGAAATTAAAATTACAGCCGTAACAGAACAACGCATTGAATCGTGGCAAAACTATGGCCCTAGCCTGTACAGCGGCCTGTCCACTCTTGCCGTGCATGTTGTCTCAGGGGCTGGCACTCAGGATTTGCGAAGTGTTAGTGCTTACGTGACGGAAGGCAAGCGCGTGCGTCTGCTGCCAACAAGCCAAAATTATTTTGGCAATGAAGCAACAAACGTGCCTGATGATGCGGCCATAACTAATTTTGCAAATAGCGCACCAAGTAATTCCACTTCTTTTGCTGCGGATATTTTCTTAGATACAATTTTGGATGGCATCAATGGCATTGGTCGCTATGCAAGTTTGCATTCAGTGGATGTGATGCAACTGGCGCAAAGTAAAAGATTTTGCGAACGCAATGGTTTATTCATGGACGGTGTGATTGCAGATGCCAGGCCGTGGCGAGAGTTTTGGGCGCAAGTAGCACCATTTAGCCTGCTTGAACTTGGCAAGATTGGCGGGAAAGAAACGCTGGTGCCTGCATTGCCTTATGAAAAAAATACTGGCGCCATCACTCGTTCAGTGTCAATCACTGCACTTTTTAATCAAGGAAACATTCTTGAAGAAAGCCTTAAAGAGGAATTTATTGACTATGGCACAGGCGTTCAAGATGTAATTGTCACTTTGATTTATCGTGATGTAGAGCGCAATGGTGTGTTTCCGCGTAACAACAGCGTAGAGGTTAAACGCACTGACACGCAAGAAGCCAATGCCGTTCGCGAAAGCCTTGACATTTCACAGTTTGTCACCACTCGCGCCCAGGCGATCTTACTGGGCAAATATCTTTGCAATGTACGGCGTTATAACCGCCGCGCCATTGAGCTGGTCACTTTCCCTACGGACATCTTTGTAATGCCTGGTAGTTACGTTTATGTGGAAACCAGCAATAATCAATGGGACGGCATATATACAGGCAGAATTGAAGACGGTGGAGCTTTGAACGTGCCCTTACAAGGCATTCCCAATGGCACCTATAACGTGCTCACTTATGGCAGCACTGATGGCACTCGTTCCCTTAATGGCGTGACAGTCGCCAATGGCACTGCTCCAGCTCTTGCTTCACAAAGTGGTAATTTGTTTGTGCTTGGTCAAAATGTGCGCTCTAAGCGTGTGTTTCGCGTGACGGAAGTAACAATGGAAGAAGAAGGAGAAACAACTGTTCGCGCAGTAGAACATCCTTGTGACGCCAATGGTCAATCTTTTATTGCGGAAGGACTTTCTTCCTATGTGAATGGATTGTTTACCATTGATGGCGCGGCAGAGTAGAATGCAGACAAATGGTTAATTAAAATGGGCTTTTATACTGGTCGCACTGGCAAGCTTTACCTTTATGGTATTTTTCCTCCATCTTTTGGCTCTGCATTGACCCCTACCGATACAAATGCTGTATTGAAAATTCGCGATTGGTCCCTTGACACAAGCCTAGAACTTTTGGAGACCACCACTATTGACACGGCAGTGAAAACATACACGCCTGGCATGGTCAGTTCCACTGGTTCAGCCACTGTCATGTACTATCGGGCAGAGCCAGGCGACGTAGGCATACAGTTTGAACAATTGCTTAATAAAGTGATGAAAACAAGCGGCGCTGGCGTTACGGAAGCAGACAAAGTAGGAATGATGCTGCGAGCCGGATCACAACCAGGGGCTGGCGTAGATATAAAGGATGACATTGGCTTTAATGCTTATATTACCAATGCAAGTATCACTGTTGGCACTGGAGAGCTGACTAGCGTATCGTTACAATTTACCGTGGATGGACCATTTATAGAACTAATTGACGCATGACCTATTTTGTTGGGCGCATTGGTAATGTAAGACTTCGACGCAATAACGAAGGAATATTTTCGGCAATCGTCAAAGACGCCGACGTTACTATCGTCTTGAATCGAGTGGGTTTTGAAGGGGCTCTTGATAATTTGCTAACTGGAGATAAAATTACAATTAGCACTCCAGACCCGCGAGGATTGGTGTTTTTTACAACTCCCAGTTGGGTGGATGGTGAAGGCGTTGAGCAGCGTAGCTTTTCAGCTTTTATTAATGTCAACGCCGCTGGTGGTTTGCGGTTTTTCCCAACTTTTGCAGATGCTGTAAATAACAATCGCGCCGCCGAATTTCAAATAAAAAACTTTGAAGGAGAGCCATTGCTTGTTGAATTAGTGGTGCGAGATGTATCTCCAAATGTGTTGGGAGATGTGACCAGTTATACTTTCAACACTGATCGTGAAGGCTTAGATGCTACCACGCTAAATGATAAATTTAAGCGTATGTATTCGGCAGGCCTTATCAGCGGAAGCGGATCTATTGACTGCTTGTTTGATAATACTACTTCTGGCGTAAAAGAAACGCCGCTATTAATGTTACAGCTTATACATCGCGTGGATATTGGCAGCGCATTTGATTGCCTGCTGTCAATCACCGACCCATTAAATGACCCAGCACTTTCGGCTGACGACAATATTTACTATGAATTCACTGCAATGGTCACGCGGTCCGGCTTGGAACTGTCCGCTTCTGATTTAATTTCGTGTAGTATAGATTTTGTAACCACTGGTGAAATTAAACTATTAGTGGGTCGTCCATCTGGTTACGTCCTGAAAGAGGACGAAGATCGTCTTGCTCTTAACCAAAATAGTCTAGAGTTCCTCCTTACGGAAGTGGAAGACTAGAATGTACCAAAAGAATTTATAACTCGTGGCAGATCAACGTATTACGCAGCTAAAAAAGCTGAGTCAAGCTGATGTTGCAGCTAATGATGTGCTGCCCATTGTTGACGTGGGTAGTAGTATCACCAAAAAGGTGGAGGCCAAGGATCTATTCCAAGCTGCCGCTGATTTGGCTGACAATAGCAGCATTAATTTAGCAAAGCTTAATCAAGCCAGTGCGACCAAACTTGGCACTGCCGCATTAGCTGATGATGCCATCACTGCTGCAAAATTAGCAAATGATAGTGCCATTGCTTATGACTCAGTGGCGCCTACCATTGATAATTTTGAAGGAAGGGGCTATGTAAATAGCACTAGCAAAAATTTGCAAGTGTGGAATGGTAGCGCCTTTGATCAAGTGGTGATGCCTACGGCTGGCATTGCAGACCTAGCTGTGAGCACTGCCAAGATTGCCAATAATGCAATTACCACGGCTAAAGTTGATATTGCCGGCCTTGGTCCTACTGCCATTGCCACTAATGCCATCACGACAGCCAAAGTTGTTGATACAGCCA